TCAGAAGCTCATCCGATAATCAACAATCTGCAACTGAGGCTTCTTGTCAGGATAATAATCATTGATCTGAGGAGTAGCCAGAATATCCAGTACAGCGTTGCGCATTTCAGACGGATCACAGTTAAAGGCAATGAACTCCATCGATTGATTATACTTATCCACCAAGATACCTCGGCAATGCTTCAACCCAATAGCGGAGCATTTGACAACCCTGACACCACTAAAAAGGTATACGGGCTTGGAATTGCGATGACCAAAGGGATGGAGCATATCCAAATATTTGAAGAAATCGGTATCCATCTCGCTGAATTCAGCTCGACCATCGTATTCCGTCGTTTCTTTCAAGTCGTCGGCAGTAAGCTCAAGGCGAACACTCTTCTCCAGTTCTTCACTGAAAGTCTTGATATTCTTTTCTTCCAAGCCCAAGCCGACCGCCATCGGATGACCACCAAAGCGCTTCAGCAGACCAGAAGTCCCCGCCAATACTTTGACCAAGTTTAAACTACCGATGCTCCGCCCGGAACCATGGGCTTCGCCATCCATAATCGTCAGGACAATTGCAGGACGGTTATAATCACGCGCTAACCGCGATGCCACAATCCCAATCACACCTTGGTGCCAGTTATGGCCGGCGACCAAAATCGAATAACGATTGGCGATATCAATATTTTGTTCAATCTGGTTATGCGCTTCCAGATAGATCTCCTGCTCTTTTTCCTGACGCTGGCAGTTATATTCCTCCAGCATGGCAGAATAACGGTAAGCCTCTACGATATTATCGGCTTCCAACAGACGCAGGGCAGTTGTGGCATCACCCAAGCGACCCGCAGCATTAATCCGGGGCGCCAATTTAAAAGTAATGTCAGAAGGCTTCAATCCGGTCTTGATTTTGGCCGTTTCAATCAGAGCACGGATACCGGGGCGCAACTGTTTCTTCAACAGCTCAATACCATGTTTAACCATGATACGGTTTTCACCAAGAAGCGGCACGATATCGGCAATCGTCCCCAAGGCAACATAATCAAGCACATCCTGGAGATTGGTTGTAAAACCGCCCATATTGTGCTCACGACCATACTTGACAAAGGCATGGGAAAGCTTGAAAGCTGTCCCCGCGCCAGAGAGCAGATGCAAATCTTCCAGATCCGGATAAATCTTTGGATTGATCAACGCCAACGATTCCGGAAGTTCTTCGCCCGGCTCGTGATGGTCAGTGATAATAACGTCGATACCCTTGGTATTGGCGGATTTGACCGCATCAATACTGGTAATACCACAGTCTACCGTAATAAGTACGCCACATTGCCGCGGCAACTCCGCAATAGCCTTGTCCAATGATTCCGGAGTAAAACCGTAACCATCATCAAAGCGATGCGGAATGAACGAGCAAACCTCAGCGCCATTTTTACGCAGGACATAGGATAACAAAGCAGTAGCAGTGATACCGTCGGTGTCATAATCACCGTGGATCAAAATCAACTCTTTATTACGAATTGCGACCCAGAGTCGCTCAGCTGCTTTTTCAATACCCGGAAAACGATAAGGATCCGACAATTTCCCCAAATTAGGCTGGAGGAAATATTCCACATTGTCGGAAGTAACGCCTCTCGCGGCCAAATATACTGCTATCGGGCGCGGGAACGAAAACTTTTCAATCAACTCCTTTTCTACATTCGCCGGGGCATTGTTTGACAAAACCCATAGTTTTTTTCCCATCAGATACTCTTTCTTTGATTATTATGGAGTTAATCTAATACATGCCATAGCTTAGTGCCAGTTTTTTTAAACTTTTTGCGTTTTTTTTTAGAGTTCACTTGTAAAGCGTCAAAACGCCGTTACTTTATAAGCCTTGTAAATCAACTACGATTTACTAAGTGCCGAAGTGGCGGAACTGGCAGACGCGCTACGTTCAGGGCGTAGTGACCCTCGGTCGTGTGGGTTCGAATCCCACCTTCGGCACCATTTTTCCTTCCTTATTAAGCTCCAATAAACAACCCCAAGCGTAAGTTTTGTATGTATCTATGTATGTAACAAAGTATGTAATTAGTGTCATATTAATATAAAAACAGGTTAATCTTCTACTGTTATTCACTGATTACACTTTGCGAAATATCCTTCCACCTCAAACCTTGCACGCTGCCACCTTCACAAAAATATCAAAGTGTAAAAAGTGAAGGCGGGGGGTGAGTGATTTTCCCCTGTGCTTTCCGTTTTGGGGTTGATAGGCCTCCTAGGCCGTCTATGATGCAATTTGCGACATGCTTGGCGCTGATCCTGGTGCCCTTGTGGCGTGGGTTTGGCGTCCTGAGCTGTCTATTATGGAAAATCATTTCCCCCCTGTTTTCTGCCACGTTTTTGATTAATAGATAGGCGTCCTAAGCCGTCAATTAAAAGTATTTCGCCTTGAGAAAATTTGCTGATGTGATAGATTAAGCGCGCTGTGCTATCACCACAGCCGACGTTACGACGGGTTCACCAAACCCCTGCGAAACGAACAGTCTACCCCCTGTATGGGGGGAGGGTGTTTTGTTCTGGTGGACTTGGTCGTAACGATAGCCGGTACCGGGTGGTGCTGGCCGGTGACAAAGGGTGATAGCCTTTTCGTTACGGCCTTCTTGTAACAATGTGTTGCGAGGAGGTTGGCGGATCTCCTCGCGGCACGATCTTATTAATTTGTCTCTTCTACTTGATTTTATCAACCATTTCAATGCGCATTCCCAGCCATCTCATAACATTGACACATTGACTGTTGCCGCATGTTTTATATCTGGGCCCGTCAGGACAATCTGCGGCTGGTTTGCCTTTCCATGATATTCTTGTGTGATCGTCAGGGAAGCCCATCAGACGTTCACATTCAACAGGAGTTAACTTTCTGACGGTATGCTTAGCGCTGATTGCTGGGATTATTGATCCTCCGCTTTCTCCGCCGCTTCTAAGCGTTGGTGCCAGGTTATTGGCCCAATCGTTACCCGCATCGTTTTTGGTGAAACAACAAACTCCATGAGTACCGATTGTGTTTAGCGTAAACTGCACATCTTCATTTATTCCGCTTCCGTTGCCGCCATTTTGGGGCAATCGTCCGATTATATTTTCCGCAATGCCATAACTCTTTTGCAATGCGTTCAGAGGATTTCCATTCCCGTCGATGAAGGTTTGTTGCTGTTCTTTGCCGCTTGCTCCTCCAGTGCTCGCCGTAAGGCTTCTGGCAATACCCGTCCCCGCTTGACGGACCGGTGCAGTATTCCTTTGCAAGCAGTCTCGGTCAAATAATACTTTTGCGGCACGTTCCCAGCTTCCAATATATCCGATAACGAAGAGACGCCGTCTTCTTTGAGGGATTGCTCTTGGATATCCGGCCACTCGCGTGTACTGAGCGTCAAGCACTCTCCACGCCAAGCCGAATCCTCCTGGCGCCGGAGTAATGACTCCGGAGTTTTTCCAGCGTCTTGTTCCTTTTTTGTCGACGATCGGCACTTCGATTTCCCAGCCGCAGAGCAAGGATAATAACCAGGCAAAATCTTTTCCCTGGTTGCTTGATAATACGCCTGGAACGTTTTCCCACAACAGCCAGCGGACGCCGGTTTCAAAAGCAAGTCTGGCGAATTCGCACGCAAGATTGCCGCGACGATCGGTGAGTCCGGTTCGTTTGCCGGCAATACTGAAAGATTGGCAGGGAGTCCCGCCAGTGAGTAGGTCAATTTTTCCACGATAAGTTTTTCCATTGATTTTGGTGAAGTCGCCAAGATTGGGCGTTTGAGGCCAGCGCGCCGCCAGTACTGATGCCGGAAAAGGCTCGATTTCGCTGTAGAATTCAGCGTCCCATCCGAGCGGTTTCCAGGCCAGCGTGGCAGCGTCGATTCCCGAACAGACGCTGCCGTATTTCATGGTTGCGGCTCCTGATAATTCCAGGTTAGGCATTCAGTCTTGCGCTTACCGGCATTGTGCTTTCCGGAAACGGCGATCGGCTGATCGATGTCGCGCTGACGTATTCCTGGAAGATCTCGCAGCGCATCAAGTTCCGGACACGGATAACTTGACATCAGCCAGCGCCCCTGCAGATCCGGCAGCAACTTTAAGAGCAGATAAAAGACATCCTTGCCCTTATTGTAGTGACCGCAATCGCTGTTTGCATATGGCGGATCCAGATAGTAGAACGTATCCGGCGAATCGTACTTCCGGATCACGTCCAGGGCATCGCGGCAGAAGATCTGCACGTGTTCAAATCTGGCGCCCAGTTCCCGGGTGAATTCGGCCTTGCGATTGAACGTGCATCTGGCTGGTTGGACCGTCTTGGCGAACGCAAATCCGCCGCAGATCGAATGACTGAAGCAGAGCTGCGCTTGCGCCCAGAAAGCCCAGGCGCGTTTTAGCTTAGTGTATCCAACCGGATTTTTGATGATTTCTTTGGATTCCAGATAAGCGCGTTCGGCATGTAGCGTCCGCTGGATCATGCCCTGCAGCCGATCAAAATCGGACTTCATTACCTGGTAGAAGTTGGTGACCATGTCCAGATTATCATTGATAACCTCGACCTCTGACTTTTGTTTCCCGAAGAACACGGCGCCGCCGCCGAAAAATGGTTCGGCGTAGATGCGGTGGTCTCCAGGGATCAGCGGCAGAATGTGCTTTAACATTCGTGTTTTGCCGCCGTAGTAGATGATTGGTGTCTTCATCTATCCCCTTTGGTTTGTTTTTTTTATTGCTTACAACAGGGCTTGTCGGCCCCGCAACTTTCATGATGTCCGCAGTTTTGGATGAATTGACATTTGCCGCACGGTTCGCCACCTCCGCCGGCAGTTTTGACAAAGGCGTCGAGCTTTGTTTTCAACCCCTGAATTACATCTTCCTGAAGCTGCACGTCGCCGCCTTCAACGATCGGTCCTACGTTCGGGTGCGTGTGCCCGTCCAGGATATTAAATGCCGTGATTACTGCCGCCATGAAATCAGACAGCAGCTTCAGCCCGTTGTCTGCCTGGTTGCCGATCCAGATCTGGCTGGCTACATCATCGATCGTGCCCGGCGTCCGTCGCAACCAGTTCCCGGATCCGTCGACTTTCTGGTAACTCTTCAGCGACTGCTGCCAGCGCATATCGTCCCCGCCGATTTCCGGTACCGCCAGATTGTCGGGAAAAATGGACCTGATAAACGGACGGCTCTGCATTCCCCAGGCGAACGCTAGTTCCACTATTGTGCCTGGCTGCGGCAGCGCCGCGAATCCGCGTTCCGTTCCCGCCGCCGTCATCGCCACCGGTACGTCTCTGATCAGCGGCATGTCCGGATCGATTTCGCCGGTTGGCAGCAGCAGCCGCACGTCGACCGCATAGCGCGGCCGTTCCGGCGTGGATATCCGCGCCTGTTCCGTGCAGTCGCTTGGGCATTGATGACAATGCCGCGGCAATCCCAGGCATCGCTTGAAGCCGACTTCGCCGGGCGGATCCGGAATGCTTTCTACTCTGGCCAGCTGGGGAAGATGTGTTCCGGCCGTCAATTCCGGCCAGAGCCTGGCCACGATCTTTTTTATCATGCCTTTCATGATTGTTCCTCGAAATTCAGCCGCATCGATTCCGCGGCCACGCTGATTTTATTGATGGTCACCATGTCGCCGCTGTTGCCGATCTGCAGCCGCCGTCCCGGGCGGAAGCCGGGCACATAAGGGCACCCGGCGCCGCTGGCTGACAAGTCGGTAAAAAACTGCGCCGCGATGGCCAGCGGTTTGCTGTAAACTTCCATCTCTGCGCGACTGCCGATGAAGATCGATCCGTCCGGCTGACATTGCCAGGTAAAATCGTCGATCGCCAGTTCGTGGCCGATCAGATCCAGCGCCTCATAGCCGGTTCCGATGTTGATAAAGTGCGGTATGCTCCTGATTGCCAGCAGCGGATTGCCCAAAACAAACGCCACGCCGGTGGCCAGTGAGATTTGCCCCAGAATCACCTGCAGCTGAGTATTGCGGAAAGACATGGTCCAGCGCCCGGCCAGTACGGCGCCCGATTCCCTGATCAGCAGCCGCTGCTGCTTGGCGTCGATCTGCCGGCAGTTGTCGACATAGCCGGTCATCACCGTCTCGAAGGCGTTGTTGATCCCGGCGACCAGCACGGCTTTGCCCGATAACGCCTGTTCGCTTCGTACCACGAATATGCCGCGACCGGGCGTGCCCAGTTCCAGCGTTATATTGTCGCTGACGATCGGGATCTTGCTGCCGCCAATGGTTAGGACCTTGTCTATTTTCATATGGCTTTAGATACTGCCTGAGTTACGCTGTTGCCGCTGCTGTTGCTGACGGTACCGCCCTGCAGCTTGGCCGCTTCCACCACTTTGGCGTGGTCGACGCTGCCGACCGCCTGGGCTCCGTCCGTGGTCGTGGACGCGGCTGCGGCCGCTTTCTCCTGGATCCGTTCTTCGCGCTTGGCCAGCGCCGGATTTTGTTCTTTCAGGTCGAACGATACGTCCCAGCAGAGCAGCCCGGGCGCTTTCTGCGATCGCAGAGATCCGGCGAAGATCACCTGGCGGATCTTGGCCAGGGCGCACTGGTCGTCGACAATTGAAAAAATAATCGGATCGCCTTTTTCATCCAGCGCAGCCGCCAGTACGTGGATCTGTTCCAGCAGCTCTTTTTCATCGAACGGGATCTGCAGCGAAACGCTGACGCTTTTTTTTGTGCTGTCGACGGCGAAACTGGCGGAACTCGTCTGCCCGGATAGATCCTTGCGTTCAAATTCCGCCGTCACCGCCACCGTCAGATTTTTGCCGGTGATGGACAGCTCGTATCCGTTACCCGACAAAATCATATTTGGCCTCGAAAAGTTTGGTTACAATCGCCTCGATCTCGATCAGCCGCTGCAGCCGTACCGGATTGCATTGCGGCCGTTCGGAATAGTAATAATCGTAGTCGGGCGGCAACGGCTTGTCCGCCCAGAATGCTTCGCTGCCGCCCATGGACAGCAGCTCGTTGTACTCTTTGCGCCGGCACGTCCTGACGTTGTTCAGGATGGCGGCGCCGTCTGCGATCATTACGCCGTGATTGAGATCGAACCAGTGATCTGCTAACAGCTTGTAGGCCAAGCCTTCCGCCACCGATTTAAACGACAGCGGAAACGTGTACATCCAGTCGTGATTGTGGCTGACCGGATTGATGTTCATCCCCCAGTTGGTGTCCGGCGTCAGGTGAAACAACCAGCCTTCGGTTTCGCTGCCGACCCCGTTGGCGATCTCGTCGACCAGATCCGGCCGCTCCATCAGGGCGATCCGGTAATCGTCCGCAACGATCAACTTCAGGCGCAACGTTTCGTCTTTGACTTTGCCGATTGCCATTTTCATTTGGTTGAATCCAGTATTTTTTGCAGGGTTGCCATGTCCCAGGGCTTTTTCGCTTCGCCTTGATACGGCCTTGCATAGCCCTGCTTGATCAGTTCCGCACAGATGTCCGTGCCGTCAATGGCCAGTACGGCCAGCAAGCGCCCGTATTTGTCGCGATCGACGTTTCTGATCGTTGCTATGCCGCCGGCGACAATCCGCGCGGTCAGACGGCTTTTTGCCACCATTCCGGCCGCTTTTTCCAGCTCGTTGGTGGTGTGTATTTCCGGCGTGTCGATTCCGTCCAGGCGAATCGACTGTTCCACCAATACCACGCCCAGCCCCAGTTCGACGTCGGCCCGGATGGTGTCGCCGTCCAGGATGTAGATATTGCTCAGTTTGTATTCCGCAGCGGCGCCGATCAGACCGCAGCCCAGCAGTACGATAATCGCCAGCAGCTTTTTCATTGTTTCACCGCCGTGCTGCCGACATTTGCTGTCGCTGCCTGGGTGGTATTGCCGACATTTGATGTCGCTGTCGTGCTGCCGGTGGCTGATTTTACTTCACTGGTGGCCGGTACCGATCGCAACGCTTTTACTCGCTTTTCCGTATCGTTTGCCGTTTCGTTCGGCGCTCCGATGTAGCTCATGGTTTCGGCGGTGTCATCGACTCCGAACAGCGATCCCAGGAATGATCTCTTCTTGGCGTAAGTGAATACCACCTGGGTGGTGGCGTCTTTTGGTAGTGACGGCGCTGACGCATAGGAAAAGCAGTCCTGGGCATACCAGACGTTCGGCATCGGCATCGAGCCGCTGGACGCGCTGCCGGTGGTTTCCACTTTCAACCCGTCGATCCCGTTGGAACAGGCCACTGCTTTGTCGGCCAAGCATCCGGTCAGCGCCAGACCGCAGCCCAGCGCCAATAATGCAGCGATAAAAAAGTTTCTCATAATGCCCCCTTGGCCCGACCGGATCTTTCCGGCCGGGCGGTTAAATTACTGGTTGGTGACGGCGCTGTCGGTCGCGGTCGAGTTCTCGATTTTGGCTGCGGCCTTGGTCTTCAGCTGGTTGTAGATCTGCTTCAGCAGCACGGCTTCGGCGGCGGTCATCTTCTCACCGGCCACCTGTTCCTGCAGCCACTGATCGGCTTCGGCTTCCCCTTTCGGCAGCAGCTTTTCTTTGACTGCCGCTTCCGCCTTGGCTTTGATCTCCGCTTTCTGTTCGGCGGTCAGCTCGCAGCCTACGGCCATCATCAGCCCTGCAGCGGCCAGCGCCATCAGTCCCGTTTTCATTTTGATCATATTCCCCTGTCCTTATTGTTATTGCTCCGGATCCGGAGCTTTTACGATCTTGACGTGTCCCGCTCTGCCCGGTTCCAGCGGTCGGGCGATCACCAGCAGCCGGGTCACGTCCTGCCGCAGTTCGGCCAGATCCTTCTTGATCTCGCGCAGATCGTCCCGCTGCCCCGCCACGTCCTGCTTGGTCTGCTTCAATTCCTGGATTGCGACGGACGCCGTATTCAGCCAGCGCCCCGCGTAGTCCATCGTCGCAAACGTGCCGTACAGGGCCGAAGCCGCCGCCGCTGCGATCGAAACGTATTTTCCCGCCAGGCTCAGTCTTCTTTTCCGTTCGTCCGTCATTCCCCCGTCCCCTTATGTTTAGCTGTTGAGATATGCCAGCAGTTCGTCGTTCGTCATCGCGGCCACCTGGTCTTTTTTTGCCCATCCGGCTTCAATGCAGCTGCGGATGTATTGCACTCCGGCCAGATAGAACGCCAGATAGTCGGCGGCGCTGGCAATGTCATAATATCCGGTCAGGCTTTTGACCCGGTGCGGATAGGTCAGGTTGTCGCGCAGCTCGCATTCGGTCTTGTAATTGACCTGGTTTTCAAGCGACAACTTGAATTTCATGCCCTGGCACTCGAAGCCGGTCAGGATGGCGGCGTCGGTGTCCGCGTCGATTTTGTCGATCGCCGCGGCTACCGCCTCCGCCTTGCCCTGGGCGTCGAGCTCCCATTTCTGGGCGGCGTTGTTCCAGGTCGTGGCATATGCCGGTTTGACCGGCAGATTGATGGGATTGCCGTGCGCGTCCGGGAAGATGGCTTTCCCCTTGGATTGTTCGTTCAGCAGCTCCTGGTGGCGTGCCGCGGAGATCTCCACCGCGCCGTCCGGTACTTCTTTACAGATTGTAGTATCGTAAAATGCGTTTGTCGTAGCCGAGTACATAAGCATGATATGCCTCCTTTTTTAATAGCCGATCGCAAACCAGTAAATAGCGTTGCTGGAGCCGAAGTTGACTTTTACTTTCATGGCGCTGACGCTGACCAGTGAGGTGTTGACATATCCCGTCATCGCGGCTCCGACGTTATAGGCCGCCGTGGCGCTGCAATTCAGTGGGGCGGTCGGAAACGCGATCGGGAAAGTTATTGCAAAGTCAGTACCGGGAGTGACCACTATTGATCCCCACTGCAGAATGATGCCGTTGGCCAGTTTGGTGTAGCCGTTTATCACCTTGCTGGCCACGAAATCTTCCACGATCCGTGCGTATTGGGCGTGCGGATTGCTTTTGGCCTCATGCGCCGCCACTAAGCCGACCGGTTCATACGGATGCTCGTGGTCAAAGGCGTATTGTGGATGAGGGTCAGTTGCCGCCAGGTGTTTGGCCATCTGATCCGTGTTGCGGATCATGCCGCCGGTACCGTCGCCGCGGCAGTCGGTCACTGATCCGTCCGCGTTGATGATCGCGATCCGTTCCAGCCAGTGTTTCTGCCCCGCCGCATCGGTGTAATGCGTCAGCGTCGCGGTTGATACCTGCGCCGTCCAGGTCGCTTCCTTACCGGACCAGTCGCCCAGCAGCGCGGCGTCCAGATAGACGTTTGCCGGTTTGGTGGCCACCGCGCCGATCGCCAGCGTCACGTCCTGATAGCAGCGGATCCCGTCGATGTACCCGATCCCCGGCGCCGCCTGATAGGTGCCGCCGTTCAGGCTGACCAGGAATGCGCTGTCGAAAAAATATTTCGTCCCGTACGTGTCATAGTTGGATCGGCGTTCGCGCTCATCGATGCCGCCCAGCCGCGCGGTCAGGTCAACCTGCCAGGTTTCGGCCGGAATGGTCACGCCGGTCAGGCTGACCGCGTTCTGATATTGCATGGCGAAATTCTTGGTCAGCGTGTTGCCGACCGACAATTCGACCGTTTTGCGCTTCAGCTGCCGCGGTACGTAGGCCACCGCCACCAGCGTACTGTTGGCGGTCGAATAGAGCCCGACCCAGTTGAAATAGAAATCGCCCACCGTGCTGCCCATCAGACAGGAGTAAACGACCGTGTCGATTCCGTTGCAGCCGGCGCGCGTCACCGCCTGTTCGTGGACGATGTTGGCTGCGGCCGGTACCGTTTCCGTTCCGGGCGGCGTGGCGGTCACGTCCAGCCCGGCCATGTCGGCAAAAATAAATTTATCGATCGTCAGCTGCTGCCCGTTGGCTTGCAGCGTGGCGATCAGCGCCAGTCCCGCGTTGGTTATCTTTCCCATGTAAATCCTCCGTTATGCTATCGCGGTTAAATACTCGTTATCGTGGTCGAAATGCGCCGCCCGGGTGGTGGCCGTCGCGGTGGCGTCGTCGTCCCGGATCGCCGCCGATTGGATCACCATGTGCTCGAATACGATCGGCCGGATGGTGGCCGGTACCGGCGTGATTGTTACAAACGTATAGCGCCGGCATGTCCGGCCGTACTGCCTGATGATTTCGGTCAGCAGATCCGGCTGCTGTGAGATCAGGTTCTCGGTCATCTCCAGCTCGATCACGTCCCAGTTTTCGGCGTCGACCCGTTCGCTCTGCCCCAGATAGCCCAGGTTGAGCCGTCCCCAGATCCGCAGAAAACCCGCCATGCAACCGGCGTCCTTGGCATTGGCCAGCGCGTATTTTACCCGTAGCCGGAACAGCGTTTCCGGTTCGTTGTTCAGCCTCGTTACGTCGCGTTCCCAGGCCAGCAGATTGACCAGCTCCAGCGGCGCCGTCTCCGGATCGATCTGGCGGTTGATCCAGCCCAGCCGGGTTTCGATCTTGTCCCACCAGCTCTCAAATACGGCCGCGACGCCGGTCAGCGTCGGACCGGCATCCATCCAGAAGCGGAGACTGATTTTATCGCGTAACGTGCTCATGCTTTGGCTCCGGAGTCGGCGGTTTCGGTCGAGAAGTCGAACACCAGCTGCAGCTTTTTCGGCAGCTGGTCATTCAATGCCATGAAATTTTGTGCCATGCCGCGGACTTCCGTTTCGATGTAGACCTGTTTGACCTTGATCGGATCGCCCAGGCTGGACGTCCCCTGCGGTACCACGCCCATCAGCAGCGGCGGCACGCGATGCGCTTCCCTGACGTCGTTGGCGCTTACGTTCTTGATGTTGGCGAATTCGTCCTTCTGCGATATGTCGCCGATTGGCACGATTTGGAACGCTTTTTCGCCGCCGTTGGGAATATGCACATGTAAGCTCTTGAAATTGCCCACGCCTTTGCCCTGCTTGACCTTGTCCTGGAGTTCCTTGACCAGCGCCGGATCCATCTTCGGATCCGACGTATAAAGGATGTACCCGAGGTGCGCGCCGTTGACGAAATATTTACGCCGGAACAGCGTCGCGTCCTGGTTCAACAGTGCCGACTGCAAGCCGCCGATCCAGTCCGGAATGCCGTAGATCTGCTGTTGCGTGTCGTATTCCTGGAGATGGATAATGTCTTGTTCGTCGAAGTCGACATTCTGGCCGTTCGGATAGAGTTTCCGGAAGCCGCCGTCCGTCTTGACTCGCATATTCAACCCCGGCACGTGCCGCAGCCCGGTCGGATTGCCGAACGCGTTGCGCAGGATCTGCAGATAGGCGTTGCCGAACGTCAGTAGATCCGTGGCCGCGTTGCGGAAATCGCTGATCGTCAGCGCTCCGCTCTTGTAGGCGTTCGTCAGCATGTTGCGGCGAAACAGCACGCATGATCCGTGATGCCCGTTTGCCCGGCGCATCATCGACAGCCCGGACAGCTGGATCGGCGGCAGGTAATATTCGCCGCAGACGTCCGGGAAAACGCCCAGATAGTCCAGCAGCCGCGAATTCTGCACCTCTTCCGGCTCGCCGAAACTGAACGCCTCGGTCAGCGGTGTTACGGTTGCCGGTTCGGCATAACGGTTTGATTTCTTCTTGCCCATTTTACGCCCCTTCCGTAATGGTCAGCGTGCCCAGGCGCGGCACGTCCAGATTGCTGATGATATCCGCCTGGCCCCAGGTCACCGCGGCCAGTTCGGCAAAATTCTTGTGCAGCTCATAGTCGAGCAGCGAAAAACTGAAGCGGCTGTATGGCCAGGTTTGAGTGACTTTGGCGGCATAATTGCTGTTTTGCCGGAACGCGCAGCGGATGAACTGTTCGATTTCCGCCAGGCGCGCCGTTTTTACCGCACTGGTCGTGTTGGCAAGGAAGTAGACCGTAGCGGTTACGTTATGCGTGCTGGTCGGCAACGCTTTGACCAGCATGTCGTCGCCGTGTCCATGGTTGCCCTGGGTGGAGATGTAATTGTTGACCAGCGCCAGATAGGCGTCCGGCGTGGTGGCGGCGTCGAACAGGATATAGGCGTCAGCCGATCCCGGGCCCCGCGGAATATTGTGATCGAAAAATATGCGGTCGATCTCGAAGCCCGACAAGGCTGCGATCATCGCCTTGTACTTGGCGTCGGTATGCCATTCCGCGACGGCGGTAAATTGGTTTCTGATCCGCAGCCGCAGTTCGTCGTCGGTTTCTTCATCCGCGCCCGGCAGCGTCAGCCAGGCGCTGTCGTTGGTCACGGATCCGACTCCCGGCAGATCTGAGTCAATGATCGAATAATACCCGGCGCCCAGATTGTAGGCGGCGCCGATCGCTTCGGCTTCCACCGTTGTTCTTACACTGTTCGTTCCGGCCGGGATGGTTACTTCCGCCAGGGTTTTGACCCGGTAAACCGTGCCGTTTATGGCCACGGTCCGGATGCTGCAGCCGGCGGCGATCGCAATCGCTCCGGACGTCGCGTTGCGGGTGAAGATCAGTTCGCCCCGTGCCTTGACTCCAGTCTTGCGGGTCAGGTCATACGCCCAGGCGATAATCTCCAGCATGGCTCCGGTTGCCGTCTTGGCATAGAGATTCGGCATTACCTTGCGGACCAGGAACGCCGCCAGGAATTTCACCGGCGCGGTGGCCGCGGCGCCGCAGAATACCCAGAACGGCGAATACTTGCTGGAATTCGCGATCGGCAGATTGACCGCATCGGCCAGCGCTTGCCAGTCGGCTTTGATGGCCGTGTCGGTCAGCGACATTCCCGCGTTTGTCAGGACGTCCGCGAATTGCTGTTCCGTGGTTGATAGGTTGGTTAAGTCCAGGCTCATGCGGTTGCCCCCGTGCTGAGTTTTAAGTTGCCGAAATCATAGGTATCCGCTAACAGATCCCAGGTCCATTCGCCGGTTTCGGTCGGTGCGTTGCCTGTCATCGTGACCGTTCCCGGGATGATCCTGGCGTCGTCTTCCACCAGCAGAATGATCTTCTGGATCAGCAGTTGCCGACGCTCCGCGTTGCGTTCCGCGACCAGTTGCGGCAGATAGCCCGATTCCCGGATCGCGTGAATCAGGTCTTGCGCGATCACGTCGCGATCGGTTATGATCACCGCCTGGCCGTTGGCATCCAGCGCCAGATCGTCAGAGGACGGCACGGAAATATCGGAATAGACAGTCATGATCAGCCCCCCTGTAATGCCCACATATCTTCTAATTCGCCCGGTCCGATCGCGGCGCTGGTATTGATGGTGACGCCGCCGTAATTGGTGGTGTTATTGCTGACGTTCGGCCGAATGCCGCCGGCGTTGATGTCGGTCTTTCTGGCTTCGGTTCCCGCTCCGACAGTCGGCTGCGCCGCCACTGCGGTTTTGCCCGCATCCGGATTGAGATCGCCGAAGCCCGGGATCTTGGCCAGCGTGCGCAACACGCCGCCGATGACGCCGTCGATGCTGGCAAAACTATTTTTGATTGTGCCCCAGACCGTGTCGCCCAGATCGCCCAGATAGCTGAATGCCTCGCTTGCCATGTTAATGCCGGGCATTAGCGTCGCCTTGATCCCGTCTGCGACATTGCCGATCTGAGCCCCGATCCATGACAGCGCGGCGCCGGCGGCGCTTTTTATTTCATCCCAGTGATTGATGACGTCGCGGAGCGCGAAGACCAGCGGAGCCAGCGGACCGAACAGCAGCGGCCAGAATTTGGCAATCAGCCCGGCCAGATTCGGGAAGGTGTTTTTAAACCAGTCCCAGGCTGCGGTAAACGCGCCGGTGACCTTGTCCCAGTATTTGATCAGCAGCACCACCGCCGCGACCGCTGCCAGAATTCCGATCACGATCCAGGTGATTGGATTCGCCCATAAGGCCGCGGAAAACAACCAGGTGGCGGCAGATGCCAGCGTCACTGATTTTGTCCACAAAAAGTTTGCCACCGCGGCGGCTTTCTGGATCAAGGTCATCCGGCCGGTGATAATCCCGGCTTTCCACAAACCGGCTTGAAAAACATGTAATTTCATAATCAACCCTTCCCATATGGCCATGCTGCCGGTGACAACCGTCATTGTGCCCCATATGACGGTTAGCGCTGCAGCCGCCAGCATAACTCCGACAATCGCCCACTTGAGCGGGGGAAAAACATCCAGCAGCCAGACAAATTTCTGTAATACATACGACATCGCCGCCGCCGCCGTGTTCAACATGGGCAGCAGGGCAAAGGCGATCGACGTTTTAATCACGCCGACCGTCGCCCCGAATTTATCCATTTCGTCCGCGTTCGCGGCGGCGCGTTTCTGCAGTTCGTCCAGCCCTGACGCCTTGCCGACCGCGTCCAAATTGTCTTTTAGCTTGTCGCTGTTTTTCATCAGGGTAAACATCATTTTGGCCGCGGGGCCCTTGCCGAATAATTTTTCCAAGCCGGACATCATGTCGACGTCGGTCATGCCTTTCTTCTTGGCTACCGCTTTAAAGTCGTCGACGATTGCGCTGATGTTGCGCATTTTTCCATTTTCGCCGTAAATATCAAATCCCAAATCCACTTTGATCTGCGATGCCTTCATCATCATCTGATCCATGCCGCCGCCGGCTTCGGTCGCGTCCATACCTCCGGCCTGCAGCGTGGCCATCGTGGCCAACTGATCCGAACTCGACATGCCCAGATTATAGCCTACGTTGCCGAGCGCTTTCATTGATTCGGCCAGCTTGCCGATCGGCACGTTGGCCTTGCGGCTGGCGGCAGCAACCTTCGAGGCGAACATGTCCGCCCAGGGCGCGTCGCCCATGGCCTTCATTTCGTCGCCGGCGCTGTTGGCCGCGCTTTTGTACAGTTCATTCATTACTTCGATCGACTCATTCCCCGCCTTGGCCATTAATGCGGAATTTTTTGCGAACACGGTAATGGCGCCATCGGAAATCCCGGCGATGTTGTTTTTCATGAATTCGCCGGATTGGACGACTTCCTGGGCGTTGGCGGCATAATCCATCGCCAGACTGGCCGAAGCTTTTTTCAACGAGTCCAGCGCCTCTTCTCCGACTCCGGCCCCGGCCATGCGCTCCAGCACATTACCCATTTCGTTGGCCGATTCGGAAAATTTCACCAGGCCGAGCGCCGCACCGGCAATCGCGCCACCGCCCAGAGCCATCTTGGCGCCGCCGCCGACCATAGTTTTGTGCACTCGCTGCAACACCGTGTCGATGCCTTTGGCCGGACCGCTCACTTTATCGATCAGCCCGATTGAGTACATTAATTTTTCCAGCGCTTCACCAGCCATCTTGCCCCTCTTGACATTGCGTATTTCCGCTGTAGACTAATAGCTACGGAGGCTATAACATGTTTACGTTAATGGTTCTGCTCTTTACAGCCATATTTATGATTTTCGCGGTAAGCTTGGCTTATGCCGCTTTCTGCGTTTTTTGTCTGCCGATCCGCCATCCGCGCCGCGTTGCAATTATCGCGGCCAATCGTCGTTACTTCAGGACCCATTGATCGTTTTGCGCATCTTTTCCCAATAGTCCCATTCCAGGAACTGCGCTTCCGCCATTGCGTCGACATCGCTCGCCCGGCCCGGGAACCATTTGCGGACAAACACGGCCAGAAGATCCAGCGTTCCCTCGTCGCGCTGGAGCCTCTGCAACCGGGCCTTTATTTTTTTACTTCGATCTCAATGTCGCCCTGGAATTCCTGGAGCAGTTCGCCGACCATCTGAATGCCCAGACCGCGATCGATCAGCCCATCAAGATCTTCGCGTTGCGCCTGGTCGACCAGCGTCCGGCGCAGGAAACGTTTTGCCGGCAGGACCTTGTCGTCCGGCTTGATTTCATTGATGTAACGGTTGAACTCATCGGTGGTAACATTGAACGCAAAATCGTTGCCGTTGACTCCCAGTACAATCTTTTTTTCCGCCATGATCGTTATCCTTTGCGGTTATGGTTATTTACTCGACGAGCTGCTGGAACTCGCGCTGGACGTAGATGCCGCTTCAACATAGGGCACGCCATTGATCTTCACAAAATCCGAACTGGTTACATCGAACGGCAGTTCGTGCGTGGTTTCTTCCGCGTTGCTCTTGTCGATATCCAGAATCTTATTGATGCGGATCTTGCAGCCGAACGCCTCGACCTTGACTTCATCCTCGCCGACTTTGGCGTAGCTGTTGATGTCGAACGGGGCAAGTTTTTGCCAGCTGCCGGCGCTCTTGGCGGCTTCGGACAGTGTCTTTAGCCCGTCAGCCCCGACCGTGATCGTGCCGCTGGCTTCGACGTCGCCCAGCAGATAGCCATCCGGACGGCCGTTGCGTTTGGCCACTTTGCCATTGTCGGTAATGTCCAGGCCGAATTTCAATACTTTTAGGCTGTAGCTGCCGCAGTCGATATCGAACGACAGCCCATTGATGCGCTGTTTGGATCCGGTTGAACTCGTGTTCGATCCCATGATTTTTTATCTCCTGACTCTATGGTTGATTACTCGCCGGACAAATCCAGGCCGAGGAAAACAGTGATCTTCTTGGGGCAGTTGTACGGCTTGGCGGTGATCGCGATCGCCACTTCGGTCATGCTGGTCCAGGTGATCGTGATCGCGTCATCGGTCGGCGGTTCGATCATCCCGGGTTGCTCGATGCCGCCGATGGTGATCGAGTGGCTGGCCTCCCGCAACGGCCGCATCAGATAGGTCTTATTAGCCGCGATCGAAGAGTCGGACGAATTCAGCCGGCGGTCCGCGACACGGAAGATCGCCAGGATCCGCACGCGTCGCGACAGATAGTCGATTACCCGTTGGTACTCGTAGACCTCATAATCGCCGCCTTCCGCGTCCAGGGTGGCGTGATCCGCCCAGTACATGCCATCATAACCGGTGTACCACTGCGGCACGCTGAATCGCATCGTGGCCAGCGTCTTGATGGTGGCAGTGTTCAGCGCGGCGCCGTCCTTGTCGACCGGAGCTTCCCCCAGCCCGACCAGCGCCCCGGTGGCGACGCGCATCGGCGTATCCGCCAGCGTTACCGCCGGATCGCAGAGCCGCCCGGCCACCACGCCCAGGTTGTTGCCGTGCAACAGCGGAACCAGGCAGACCCGCGGCGCCGCCACATTGTCGACCAGCGCCCCGACCCGGGCGAAATAATCCGACCAGGTTTCGGTGGCGGCATCGATGCCGGCCACGGCGGCGTGGACCGTGATAAACTTTGCATACGCAGCCAGGCAGTCGATCGCCAGCGTGTGACAGGCTTCGACTTCCGCTTTGGTCTTTACCGGAGTGCACAATATCACCGCTTCGATGTTCAGATCGGTCGGATGATCCAGCAACGCTTTGACGATTGCTTTCCAGTCGTTGGTGGCCGGGTCGATGCCGTAGGCGTAGCAGACCCAGTTGTCGCTGCGGGCATTGCTCCGGGCGGCGCTGATCTGCGTTTTTAACTCTGACGCTGCAGTCCCCAGCAGATCATCCAGTTTCGATGCGCTGTCAATCGGGATCAACTTGCCGCGCTTGGCGGCGTCGCCGATTGTGCCGACAAACAAAAACATCCGTTCGACCTCGGTGAACACCCCCTGATTGTTGTTCACCTGAACAATGGTTACAGAACCCACTCCCATAATAAACCTCCTGATTAAATTTTATGGCCTCTGCCGCAAATCCGTTCGTAAATGTGATCCATGATCTCGTCTCTGAATTCCGCCACCTGGCGCCGGTTTGCGCCCAGGAATGGACGGGCCGGATCCCGGACGGTGATCTGGCGTGTGCCTCTGCCGCATTTTTCCAGCAACGCCTGGATAATCGCGTTGGCTGATTTTCTGGGCACCAGCGTCATGATCTCCTGGTAACCCGGGGTGGCGCCGCGGTGGGTCATGCCCAGACGGTATAGCATTGCCGCCTGGTTGACCGTACAGCCGGGCTGACCGAATATGGTTTGCCGCGGCTTGAGCTTATGCAGCGTGCTCATGTCCAGATCTTTTTTATAATTGACGATCTTGACGTTGAGGCGCTCTGTCAGTCCTTTTTGATGGCGGTTGGCGATGGCGCCGGTCATTTGATTGAAATAGGTGATCGTCGCTTCATCATCCCCCATCCATACGCCCAAAAATTTCCGCTTGGCCAGGCTCTTCAGCAGCGGCGGATTGCCCTTTTTCTTTCGCTTGCGCGGCACAAACGGTTGACCGTCGACCGTCTGTTGCCGGCGGATATTGTCCGCTGACTGGCGAATGATCCGCCGTGCCATGCGCCCCAGATAACGCCGTTGCAGATCCGGGCCCAGCAGCAACAGCCGTTCCATTGACGCCTGGACCTCTTTCCAGCCTTCCGTTTGGGCAAACATGTTAGACTTGGGCATCGTTCACCGTCCCCGCTTCGGCCACATTGACCGCGTATTCCGCCACGGTCCACGCCTTGCCGTTCCAGTTGACATTGCCTTTGCCGTCTGCCGCCGGCGCCAGATAAACCGGATCGAGAAATTCGACCGTTACCACCACATCCAGGGTTTTATCATCCAGGGCGACCGCCTGAATCTGCGGATCCGCCAGCTTGAAGTCGTAGCGGACATCGTCGTTTTCGTCCAGCCATGCTTTAACCAGCACCGCCAGAACCGGCAGCGACGCCAGGCTCAGCCGCTCAACGTAAAGGACGCCCCGGTACCGGAAGTTGGCGAACCAGTAGCCTTTGACGGTCTGCTGGTGCCCCCCGTCGCCGACCGTGAAATCTTCGATTTCCGTGTCGATCTGCTCGGGACGGATCTTTAGCGTTGACGCTTGAGTCTGGAGGTATGCGCAAAGTTCGTTGAAACGACTGCGTATCATAGTGACCTCTGTTTTCCGTCCCCGCCGTTTTCCGGTACCGGGGCAAATTGATTAAAGTTTTTATAACAGTTCGATGCTGATCCGCTTCATGCCGGTGATACTGCGGAGCGCGGCCGCCGCCCACTCGCGATATTTCGCCTCGGTTTCCGGACTGGTCTTGGCCGCGTTTTCCGCCTTGTCCTTGCGTTCGACCGTCTCGGTCTCCTTCAGCAGCTCGGCTTTGGCTTCGCAATAAACCGCCCGTTCCCACAACAGCGTCAATTTACCGACGCCGTCGATCGTATCCTGCGGCACTGTCGCCAACGTGGCATATCCCGACGCCGTTTGCGCCATTTTCCATTCGGCCAGCGCCTCGATGACGCGCACGATCGCCTGGCGCAGATAATCCGTGACCGTCGATTCCGGCAACTCCGCCGGGATCCGATAGACTTCGTAAAATTTCGCGGTCGGAATCACCGGCCAGAAACTGCCGCAATTGATATCGTGGTTCTCCGGCGTGGTTGCGCTGCTGCCCCATTCGTTGGCCATTAATTCACCTGGTTAAAGGCGGTTGGAGGTGGCGCGGCAATTGCCCGGTTCGTGTCAGACCGAACTACCGGCGCCCCCTCCGCCCGCGGGTGGAGTTATTCCGTTGCGCTGCCCGGCGCGTGCCGGGCGGCATCCATTCTGATCGCGATCTCTTTTTCCAGTTCCGCCTTGACCGTTTTTACCTGGGCTTTCTGCGGACTGTAACGCTCCGCTTCCTTGTACAGCGCCAGCGCCCGTTCCGGATCCCCTGCTTTTCTGGTTTCACCGGCCGCGATCTTGCAATACTTCATTTTGATCTCATCATGCACCGGCCAGACGATCACCGCTTCGAACATCCGGTCGAAATACGGCTGGATCGGATCATTGACGGCACGTTGCGTTTTTACCCAGTCCAGGACCGCGTCCGCGACGAAAGTGACAACGTCACGTCCAAAGCGTTCCGGCATCGGCTGTTTCTGTTCGATCGCAACCGCGGCCAGCTTCAGCGCGGTTTCGATGTCGCCCACGTCGAAACACCAGACCATGATCCGGATCAGCACTTCATTCTGGTAGACCTGATCGCCGGCCAGATATGCCTCGACCACTTTCATCCAGCCCGGCAGCAGGTCACGCTTCAACGCGGTTCTGGCTTCGCCCTGGGGCAAGGCCGAAAGGCGGTTGCAGTCGTTTTCCAGCGCCACCAGCAACAGTTCGTGGCGGGCCTTATCGGCCGCCAGCTGCTTGATGGTATCCGTTTCCTGATTTTTCAGGGCGGCTTCAGTTTTGACTACAGCTTGCTGCTGCAGGACGCGTTCGCGATGTTGCCAGGCCGGACTAGTCATGGTCTATCTCCTAAACAAACTGTACGTTGGCGGCTTCGATAGCAGCGGCGGCATCCAGGTCGCCAACCACATAAGCCTCGTTCTGGCTGATGAAGTCGACAATCCGATTGTAATCCGGCTGATCCTTCGACTGACGGCGCAAGCTGGAAGTCTGCCAATAGATTTGCAGATTTTTCGGGTCGGTCACCAGCACACCGTTAGCCGGAAAGCCGGGAACAGTCGCGGACTTATAACCGCCGAACGACTTGGAAAGAATATCGAAATGCGCGATTTCGGACGGTTTTTCCCCTTGAGCAGCCAGAATCTTGTTCATGTCATGACTGACCAGGCCGCGGCCGATGATCGCGATTTCGTTGCCGGTCCGGTGTTCGTCCGGGATCAGGCTGCCCACGTCATAGACCAGCTGGTTAACATTCTGATAGTCGCCGGTGGCGCCGATCTTGATTTTGCCGGAGCCTGCCGCACCTTCCAACATATAATTAGCGGCCCGGTTGGTCTTCAAATCGCAGAGCCAGCCTTTGTTGACGTCCTGCAGCTGACTATTGACAGCCCGGTCAGTAGCGGTCGCTGCCGAAGTACCCATCCAGCCGATCAGGATCCGGTCCAGCGCGATGCGCTGATAAATCGCATTCATGTAGCGGGTCTGAAAATCAGAATAACGCGCCCAGGCGTCAAGCAACGCATAGGTAATACCCACGTCGAATTCGGTAATCTGGCAGAGATACTGGCGTCCGTCCGGATCTCCCGCCATGGTCGGCTTGCGCGGATTGTTGTCGCTGACGTTAGTCCGCTTGGCCACGGTGGACGGGATGGTCATGGTGACGACTTCGCCCATGATGTCTTCCACCGGAATGACCGAGATCAGCTGCAGGAACGCGCTGGACGCCTGAACCTTGTCGTTCAAGGTTTGTGCCATCGGCGTGGTGGCCGAAAACTGGCGGTTGATATCGGAGCAGTCATACGCCTTGGCCATTTTGGCCAGCATGGCATTATATTTGACCTGAGTCTCACGTCTCATAATGAAAATTTCCTTTCTTCTTTACGCTTAAACAAACTGTTCAGCGTCATCGGCGGCGCCGGTGTCTTTGCCGAAATTCTGGCCGTTCTTGCCGTTCAGCGCTTCATCAAGCTTGTCGGCCACTCCCTTGAGCTGGGTGCCGAACTGGGTCAGCTGTTCGCCGAACTGCTTGGCAAAATCAGCGGATTCGGCCGATTTTTCCTTGGTCTTTTCTGTCTCTGCCGGCTTTTCTTCTGCGCTTTTGCCGTTGCCGGCGGCCAGCTTTTCGATGGCCGGGAGCAATTTGCCGAACGCGTCCTGAATCGCCTGATTGCCGGTCTGCAGCACCTTGAACTGTTCTTCCGTCATATCCGTATCCCCTTTATGGTTGTTGTTTTTGCCGAAAATTTTGAGCAAGGCGGCTTCCACTGTCTGCAGCATGTTTTTTTCCGGCAGCGGCGCCGGAGTCAGAGCGGCCGCTTCCAGCGGCTGGCTGTAGATCTGCTTCTTGTCATCTTTGGCGCTGAACCGGGCGCAGGTAGTGCCCAGGCTGGCGGGGTTGTCGGTCGCGGCCAGGCCGGTCAGGTAAGTTTTGCCGGTACCGGCAAAGTTCGGTTGCAGCTCCATGCTGAAAAACAGCTTCATGTCCGAGTAATTGTACGAAAGGTAGTAATTGTTCGGGCGGATCTGCGCCTGCAGGCAGGTGCGGCCGCGTTCGTCCTTGGCCGTCCGCAACGCTTCTACTGTGCCCAGGTTGCCGTAAGCGTGATCGACATTGACCACGGCGCAGTAATTCTTCGGATCATATGACGCCGCAACGTCGATCAGATCCTGTTCGGAAATTTCCCGGCCGTCAATGGTTGGACCGGACGTTCCGATCGTCAGCCAGTCAGTCAGCAATTGTCCCGGCATTTTATTCCCCCCGGTTAAAAATGATTTTTGATTGCATTTATCATCATGGCAATGATTTTACTGGATTTTTAATGCAGTCGCAAGTGTCTTATTTTGTTGCCATTTGTGATTTTTTAAATATCACAAAGCAGCACAATTTAGTCACTGAAAAAATTAAAAAAAACAGCTTATAATGGAGGAAAAACAGGGGGCAACGTGAAATATACGGACGAGCAGCGCGATCAGGCCAAAGCGCTCTATCTTGACGGCAATTCCGTGCCGGAGATCGAGGCGCAATTGAACATCGAACGCCGGACCATCTATAACTGGATCAAAGCCGACAACTGGAACGCCGGACTATTCCGCGACGATCCGCTGTCCACTATCCGGCGCCGGATCCGCGTCCTGGTCGAACGTGAAAGCAAGACCGCCCTGGAACTCGACGAATTAGACCGCCTGATCCGGCATTTGCCCAGCCTCGAAAAACTCCAGGCCAAGACCGTGGCGCCGTCTGATGGCGCTGACCCGGGCGACCCGGGCGAAAAAACTGATCGCAAGCGCGAAAAGAAAACCAGGAAGAACGATTTCCGGGCAATCGACGACGACGAGCTGCTGGCTAAATTTATGAACGGCTTGTTCGCGTACCAGGTTGACTGCTGGGAACACCGCGACGAGAAGATCCGCAACATTTTAAAGTCGCGCCAGATCGGCATGACCTTTTACTTTGCCCGGGAGGCGTTCACCGATGCGCTGTTGACCGGCGACAACCAGATCTTCATCAGTGCCAGCCGCGCCCAGGCGGACGTTTTCCGGCAGTACATCAAAGGCTTTGCCCGGGAATGGTACGGCGTTGAACTCAAAGGCAAAGACACGATCGAGCTGGTGACCAAACACGGAGTGGCGACACTTTATTTCCTGAGTACCAACTCATCGACGGCGCAGTCGTATCACGGCCATCTTTATATCGACGAATATTTCTGGATCCCGAAATTCGACGTTTTGAAGAAAGTTGCCACCGGGATGGCCAGCCAGAAGAAATGGCGCATGACGTTCTTTTCCACGCCGTCCAGCAAATCGCACCGTGGTTATACCTATTGGTCGGGTGACGATTTCAACGAACGGATGAAGAACGCCAGCAAGCCGCTGGTGATTTTCCCGGACCGCGACGCCCTCCGCAAAGACGGAATCCGCTGCGCCGATCTGCAATGGCGCCGCATCATCACCATTCAGGACGCCGAAGCGGGAGGCTGTAATCTGTTCGACCTGGCCGATCTGCAGATCATCTACAATGAAGATGAGTTCCGCCAGTTGTTTGAATGCTATTTCATCGACGACACGGCCAGCGTGTTCAAATTTACCGAGCTGGAAAAGTGTCTCGCCGATCGCGAAGAGTTCGGCGGCTTCGATTACAATGCCGCGCTGCGCTATCTGCCGCCGGTCTGGATCGGCTACGATCCCAGCCGCAATCGTGACGGCGCGTGTATCGTGGTGATCGCGGCGCCGTTGACTCACAAAGGCAAGTTCCTGGTCCTGGAACGGATCACCCTGCACAATGCCGCCTGGCAATATCAGGCCAATACGATCAAAGAATTGAAGGATCATTACAACGTCGAACACATTGCTGTCGATGTCACCGGTCCGGGCTCCGGAGTGCTGGAAATGGTGCAACGGTTTTATCCCGCGGCGGAAGCTATTTTCTACACGGCTGAAGTTAAAACAAAACTAGTGCTGAAAGCGCAACAGGTAATCGGCGACAATCGGATCCAGTGGGATGCGTCCTGGTCGGACATCGCCGCCGGCTTCATGCAGATCCACCGCGGGGTCACTCAGGACAGCAAGATCTGTTATTATGCCGACCGGTCGGAGAAGACCGGCCATGCCGACTCCGCCTGGGCGATCATGAACGCGCTGTCGCATGAAGACCTGATCCTGCCGGATGACAAGGATAAATGTTCCTGGGCGTTTGCCAGTTAAAACTATTGCGTTAAACCCATTTGGCTAATATATTATTAGATCAAGGAGGGTATGGGATGCGGTTAAGATGTCCATATTGTCACCGCCGGATGGTGGTTAGCCACAGTCACGAGATCAGCGCGAGGCAGACTGACGTTTACGCCAACTGCACTAATCCGGAATGCCACGCCCGGAGCGTGTTCCGGATCAGCCATGTCCACGATCTGACGCCGCCGGCATCGACGTTGCTTGATGCCCTGCATGAGATCCTGGCCAATCTGCCGGACCAGGAACGCCGCGCCTTAGTGCAGCAATACGCCCCCGTTCCGGCCCAGCCAAAATTATTTTAACCGTCAAATCTCATCGGTGCTCCAGCTCCACGTCAGACCGAATCACAACTCCAATTGTTCGACGCTAATGCCCCAGGAATTGGCGATTTTTCGCGCCGTAAGCGGCTGCAGTTTTTCCGTTTTCTCCATCTGGCTCAAAGCGGCCTGAGTAATGCCGATCTTTGCCGCAGCATCCTTCTGGCTCATGCGCAAGTAGACGCGCCAGGCTTTGACCGCAGAATAATGTTTTTCAACCATCATGGCCACCACTTCATGGGGGACTTCATCTGGCTGTAGTGCGCCGCCTTCCAACTGACTGCAGATTTTTTTGTACTGAGGATACGGGATCACGGCAAACATGGGAGCACCATTTTCCATAATCAACTGGACATTTTCAGTAAGTGCGTTCATCTCTCTTTTTTACCTCCTCAATTTGTACAACCCTGATTTCCTTCTCGCAATTGAACAAAATCCGGTAGTTGCCGACCCGGAGCCGATAATCATACTGGTAATTGACCAGTGCTTTGACATTATGCCATTTTTCACTATCGCCCAGATCACATACTGCCGTGGTAATCCTGCGCCGATCCGGCGCGACGATCTTCAACAACTGCTTCACCGCTTTGACTTTCCAGTTCACTTTATATTGCATAGTTGTATTGCCTCCGATAAAACTATTATAAGGCCAAATATAACAAATATCAATACTATTTACTTATTTTTTTATAAGTTTTTATCATAATGCAATCAGCAAATAAAAAAGCCGATCGCGACTGAACTGTCGAAATGCGATCGGCTTCGGACTGATAATTTACTACAGTGGATTATTTCATAGCTTCCTCCTGACGGTTATCGGTGAACCATGCGTCAAAATCAGGGTTGACGACTGCCGGCAACGGTCGGTCGCGACGCCGATCGTAGAGATAGCCGCAGCACTGACATTTGACGATCAGGCCAGCTTGGTCAACAAACGCCGTTTCCGCCGGCGTTTCCCCGCCGCACCGGCTGCAGGTGATCATGATTCCGCAGCTCATGCCGTCTGTTCCTTGCTTTGTTTCGGCGGGACGCTATAGCATACCCGCTGCGTGAACTCTTCCTGCTTGCCTTTGTTCCAATTACAGATTGGCCGAAAATAACCACAGACCCGACTATAAACTTCAGTTTTCTTGCCGCATTTTGCCATGATACTATTCCTTGGCTGAGGTTAAAACTTTTTGCCGTTATGTTCGATTTCCAGCAATTCAACTTCCTCCCGTTTCAAACCGGCGTAAATCCGGCATGTCACGCCATTGGCATCTTTCAACGGGATCGGGATGATGTTCTTGTCCAAATAGTCCATAATCAGTTTTTTATACTCCGGCAGATCTCCTTCCTGATATTCGCCATATTCAGCAACAAGGCGATCATCAATGTCAATAACGATCCGGACTTTGATGGCGGCTTTTATTTTCATGAGTTATTTTCCCTCCGCCTTATTTCCATTGGTTATCATTCCCCTGATCTCTGCCGCTGACTCTCGAGCCTCAATTCTGGCACCGGAAATCAGGTGAATAATTGTATATGGTTCGCGGTAATCCCCCTCCCTGATCCACTCAATTTGATTGATCAATATGAAATATTCCCCGCCGTTAGGCGACGTTATTCTGATCATCGGGAATTCGGGTTTTTTCATGGCTATCCTTATCTATATTTTTGAGTTCTGACCGGTCAATTTCTGGATCCTTTGTTTTCGACGGCGCCAGAAGATCAGATCCATCACTGGCGCCAGAGTTACCAGGATTACCAGCCAGACCGGCAGCAGCGCGGCGCTGATCACGCATTCGCCAACCGTATCCAGTGCCATAAGGGTTTTGTTAAATTTCATTTATAAGACCTCTTGTTTATGGATGTCTTGTGGTGTTAGAACCGCAGTTTTTTTTTAACTTCAATCTCATATGCGTCATTTCCAGCCGTAAGCGTCATTAACCCGTTGTATTCACGTATAATATGTTCGGCGACGACATGAATAGCAGGGTTAGTAACGTCACTTTTTTCTCCGCTCCAGTGATTTGCGCCGAGGCAGGCTCGCCCGATATAAATTCGGTTTGTCAGGGGAGATAAATCAATTTGCAAAACAGTTTTCATTTTTATAGAACCTCCAGCTTTTTCAAAATCAGGTGAATTTTGCATTTTTCGCATACTTTGTAATTACACATAGCGCAATATTGACAGGCTCCATGCAGCGCCTCCAGCATTTCCGGAGCCGCGGCGATAAGGCGGGAATTATTTACCGCCCGCATTGTTCCTGCCGGTTCACATGTGGCGATCAGACTTAATTTTTCATCAGTTTCAGTTACCAGTCCTAGACGATCATTATAGCGCCACGGCCCCGGAGTAAAATTAATCATTTTTAAGGCCTCTTGTTTATGGATGTCTTGTGGTGTTAGAACCGCAGTTTTTTAAATTCTGCGCAAAAACAGTTTTCCGTCGTTCCATCAATTAATGCCGGCATAACTTGGAAAATAAGGTCGGCTCCTTTTTCATTGGCAATTTCGTTGCAAGCTTCGATAAACGAATCAGTGGAAAATGGCGACTTGGCGGACTCCGGAAGTGCGTCTGCTTTTTGTTTAAGGCGTTCCACTACCATTTCAGCGGTGACATATTTGACTTTGGACGTGATTGAAAATTTCATTTTTATCCTTTGGGTTCGGCCGGACCGCATTCGGATCCGGCCGGGTTGATGATTACATACAATCTCGATGCCACAATTCGGCGTTCATATTGATCCGGCCGGGGCCGCACCTGATTACGCCGATATCCCGTACTTTGGCATAGCCGATCGCATATTGTCTCGGGCTGTTAAGTGCGCGGAGAATTTTTACCGCGCAACGCCGGTACAGATACATCTTGCTTATCTGGTTCCTTGATTTGATTCCATAAACAAAGTAGAATTCATTTTTCATACTTTCGTCACCGGTATTCCACTACGCCACATTTGCGGCAACTCATTCGCGTTTGGCCCGAATGTGGGTTAGTCACGCCATCCGGCCGTAACTCATGTCCGCCGGTCTTCTGGCACCAGACGATCTCCAGCGCTTGAATATCAGCTTCCAGGCGATGAAGCAGGTTTGATACTTTCAGCCAGCGCAATTGCCGACTGGCCAGCGCAGATTGAATTTCCGTGGGGGTGGCGTCCTGATCAATTTTCATGCTTTTTTATTCTCCAGATCTTTAGGCACGGGAAGTTCCGCGATTGCTTCAGTCATGAACTTTTTCCAGTCCAGACCGCACAGATCGCAAATTTCCTGCCCCTGTTTCTGATTGATATCTTCGCTGTACCACCTATTCGTTCTCAATCCTGCTTCACTGGAAAAGCTTTCCAGAATGGACCGCCAGCACCAATCAAGCGCCCGATCAAGATCGATTTTATTCCGATCAGCCAGGCTTTCTTCGCAATCATCGTTTTCCTGAACACCGAAAAGCATTGACAACTTTATAATCATGTCGGGCGACGGGCGCTGCGGCAGCGGCGGACGCGGAGCGGAAGGTTTGTTTTCGGCCTCTTCATCCTCATCCGGTTCATCAAGCATGGAGTCAAGATATTTTTGCAGCTTATCATAGGCCAGCTTCATCCGATCCGTCTGGAGCTGTGCCAGTCTCTCCTTAGCGGTCAAAGGTGGAGCCGGTTTGCTGGTCGGCTTATCGTTGACCCGAATATGTACATACGTTCCGGATCCTTCACCATAGGCGATATAGGCGTTAGGTTTGGCGTTTTTATCATCGATGATTTCATACGCATCCCGGGTAAGTGCGCTGACACCCTTGGGCAATATTTTCGGCGGCACATAGTATTCGCTAGAAATTATTTTTATTTCGTCTTCCGGCTTGGTTTTGCCGCCTTTACCAGTGCCTTTTATGATCGCGTCCAGATCTGTCTTGATCTTTTCCGTTTTTTTCTTGTCCCAGCATTCCGGATCCAGGCAACAGTCGTTCTGCTTGCTCTGCAGTTCTTCAAACAGCCAAGGCGCTTCCTGGCTGCGCTTCGGGCATTTAGCGCAGTCCGGATTGCCGGTCAGAGGGAACGGCGCACTGGATAGTTGGTGGCAGAATTTTTTATTCAAATCAGCCGCGAAGTTTTCCACGCTGCCGATATTGCCGCCCCGCAGACTCCAATCATCCTCCAATTGTTTCTGAATATGGGCCGGATAGCGGCTGATGATTTCATAGTGCCCGATCTTCATTCGAGAATAGCCGCCTTCGGCCAGCGCTTTTTTAAAGTGGTCATTCAGTTGGGCAAGGTTCATCCGAAGCCGAACATATTTTTCATTTCTGCCGATCATTCTGGCTATATCGGCGTAATCATGGCATTTGGCCAGACCGGCCAGATGTTCTACTTCCTCCATGATAGTCAACTGACGGCGTTCGTAGTTCTCAACAAAGGCGACCAGGTCGGGTTCGTTCGTGTCAATGATCCGATAATCGTCCGATTCCAGTTCGTAGCGCTTCAGCAGTTGCAGGGCAAAGTAGCGACAGCGACCCGCAATGACCTCATGGTGCTTGCCGTCGACCGGAGGATCCAGGCGGCGCAAAGTAATCGGATTGATCAGACAGGTATTGCCGATTGATACGGCCATGTTCTTGATGTCGTCGTCGGTGAGTTCCCGGTTTTTTACGCATCTGATTTCGTTCAGGTTCAGGATCGACGACTGTGGTGCTGTGTCTTTCTTCATTTTTCTCCACCTTATTGTTCTATGGGTTTATCTTCAGCCAGCGGCTGAAGCAGTTCGGCTAATTCGATGCCTTTGGGCGTCAGGGACAGATCGCGCTTGCGCCGGTCAGCCATGCGCCGGTCGACGGTGATCAGCTGCCGCTTGCTGGCCTTGGGACGATTCTTGCCGCGGCCGTTGGCCATCAGCGCAATCTTCACCTGGACCAGCTTGCGGTCCAGCATCAGGATGTCCGCCAGTTCCCGGATCGAGAAGCCCGGGTGTTCGTCAACCGCCAGCAGGATCCGGATCGACACCAGGTCGAGATTCGGATAAATTCCGGCAAGATGGTCGATCAGGCTGATCATCGTGCCGCCATCCGTCCGGCGCGACCGGACTTAACATAATTAACATTCCCCGGTAGACGGGCGGTAAACGCCTGAAAACCAGCATGATAGTAAGCAAAAGACTGAGTTAACAATGGCTTAACATCGGTTAACACGGGTTTACAAGATTTTTTCATTTTATATTGCAAGTCCTTAATTTTTAACAGATAATAACTTTTAATGATTTTGCGGTGAATGTTAAGTAAGTTAAAAAACCATTGACTTAACATGTTAATGGATTGTTAATTGATTGTTATGTCTGGAAAACCTTGGCTAATCCCATGCTTTTTAAGGATTTGAATATTGTTTTATAAATAATGTTAATAATGTTAATAAGTTCCGGTATGCCCTTGAGTTTTGGAGATATCCAAAAATTTCGAGCTGAAAAGATATTTTTACTCATGTTTGGCCGTCTCCGTATTTTGCCTGAATACCCAGCAGCCCATTGGCTTATCATAGATGATTGATCTGACCACCTTGTACCCGATGCAAACCCGCTGCTGACTGCTCTTAAATAAGGAAGGCAGTTCGGAAAGCGCCGGCAGGTTCTGACGGTGGTTTGCCGCCACTTCCTGGAAGTGGGGCAGATTGATCGCAATCAAGCCGGGATCCCTGGAATGATTAAGGATGTTCTGCATGACCCCTTTATCGGCAGGCATTTCCCGGAGAAATTCGTAGATTTCCCAGAACTGTTCCAGCAACGGATGGTCGCTGCCCAGCCGTCCCTGACGACACTTGGCCCGATCCCAGATATGATTGATCACCGCATCTATCTGTTCCGGCTGCAGCTGACTCTTGAACAGCGTTGGCAATTGTAGTGCCCAGGCGGCGATCTGCGCATGGCAATGGCGGATCCGGTATTCCTTAACTTCGCCGTGCTGGTTTCTGGTGTTGAAGTCGGCCAGCACTTTATCATAGGCTCGGTAATAGCCATCGAGTAGCGGCCGTTCGTTCCGCAGCGCCACATGCAGGAAGCCGCCCAGATCCTGAGATGACATTTGCTTCAGCCGGTCGGCCATGGCCGCATTGGTGGCATTGAAGTGATCCTGGGTGACATGACAATGGACGATACGGGAAAGCACGGCCGGAGCCGCCTTTACTTCAGCATTCTGGGATATAAGCAAACCGCCGCGAAAGATCAGCTGGCTGGTCTCCCCGCCGGTGGTCTTGACGCCGGTGGTTCGGATCGAGGCGTGGTAGTTGAACATGTCCTTAATTTCATTGAAGTCGAATGCCTTGGAATTAAGTCGCCGTGAATCTTCCTGACGGTCGCCCTCCAGCAGCACCACCGGCAGATTTGAGATCTGCGACATCTGCCTGGCTCGACCGGCCGGAGTGGTTTTGTTGGGGTCGAAGCCTTCGTAGTCATCGATCCCCAGGCAACGCCACATGAATTTAAGCTGGGTGCTTTTCCCGGCGCCAGGCGCGCCGGTGTATTCCAGGAATGGCCAGCTATCCTGGCGCTTGCGGATCTGTTCGGCGAAGAGCGTGCCCAGCCACCAAGACAGCAGAACCATGCCGTTAAGGCTGAACGCTTCATAGAAGTCGTTAATCCAGGCTCCGGTGAACTCGTCAGGTGATTTCCTCACCGTTAAACCGATCAGATTGCATTTGACAGATGTGCGGCCAAAGGAAAAGAATTTGTATTCATTGACCTTCTGGTATTGGCCATTCAGATAAGCGAAGTCGGGATAGACGTAGATTTTGCTGTCTGCCTCATAGCCCAGGAATGGAATACCTTTTACGAACTTAACGCTCTTCCTGAACCAGCGCTTATGCAGACACGCCAGATCCGTGACGGTACCGGTAAACGGCGCGAAGCCGGTTGGCTTTAATAGCCCGGTAGAAAAGTTGTCCGGGCTCTTGTAGATCGTACCGTCCGCGGTCAGCAGCATGGCCGGGGTTCCGTTGGCGAATTCGACGTGGAAGCAGTTCATTCGTTCCTTGGTCAGAATGTCTTCTTCCATATATAGGAATTGCGGACGGCAGGGGCAGATCTCGCGCATTTCCGTAAAGGCGTTGAACTTGGCGAAACAATCGTCGATGTATCCTTGTTCCTTGTTCCATTCGCCGGAATGCGGATAAACAAACTGGTTGTCTTCGGCTCCTGCTTCTTTTTCGTTGACTTTATAACGCCAGAGGGTAGCGCCAAAATCGAACACCCAGTGGTTGGTTTTGAACCGACAATAGTGGAAGAACGCCCGGCGCTGCGGGGTTTCGGCCATAGCATAAAAACCGCGCCAGTAACTGTCGCGGATATATTCCGGCGTCAGACGGCCGTCGCGGAACACGTCGTCCCAGTCTTCGCCGTTCTCAGGAATGGCAATCCGATAGAGTTCTCCCATTTCCTTCAGTTCGTTACGGAACTTCCGGGCGGCGTCATGACCGGCCTGATCGGCGTCCTCGGCGATTACCCAGGTGATCTTTTTTCCTTTGTTGGCCTGGATGATCAGCCGCGGAAAATTGGATGCAGACAGTCCGGAGATGGCTTTGACGCCGATGTGCAGCAGAGCCATGCTTTTAAAGATGCCCTCGGTGATCCAGATCTCGTCGCCCTTGTCAAACTTCATGCCTGGCGGAACCCAGCCGTAGCCTTGAAATTCACCGAAGATCTTGGTTTTCGCGCCGTTCTTCCGGACATCGTCGGCATCAATGATCCGTTTCCAGCTGCATTCTCGGGAGATCGCGACTTCGACCGCCGGATAATATTCGTTCTTGGTCTTGTGCTTGATGGCGCCCTGGCGGTACATGCCGCGAATCTTGGACAGATCGAAGCCGCGGATCTGTTCCATGTAGGCGTCGGCGGTGGCGTTGGGGTTGGTTTCGGTCGCCGGGTGTCTACGGGAAATGTTTTCGAAGATCTCCGGATAAAGTTCCCGGGTCGTGGCGGTCCACTTGCAGTTCTTCAGCCGTCCGCAGGTGACGCGGAACGGCTGTTTTAGACTGACAAAGCATTCTTTTTCGCCGCAGTTCGGGCAGATCCCTGACCGCAGACTGTCACCTGATCGTTTGAACTGAAACTGCTGGTCATTCTCCAGCGACCGGATGATCTCCTGCAATACTTCGTCAGGATAGTTGATGTTCATGCCTGGCCTCCGGCTGTAACGGTTGACGCGGCATCAATGAAGCAACGGCATTGATTTATCGTTGTCTGGGCTGTGCGCTCGGGATAATCGCCTTCAAACGTCTGTAGCCGGATGCCCATTGGCGTCAGCGGCTTGAATTCAGTGTCGGTTTTGATTTTTAAGTGCGGCACTTTGATGGTTACGGACAATAGACGATTGTTAAGGACCGCCTTGCAGGGGATGTCCTGGATAACAAAGTCGCGTTTCTTATACATATTATATTAACCCCTTGAATAGATTACAGATTTCGAGAAAACCGGTTTTATAGTCGCCTGGCGGAGTAATTTGATTGGTGCCGTAAATAAGATCTTCCGGCAAACTCCCGGCAAGCAATTCCTCCGCGGCAGCAAGATGTCCCCATACTTTCAGATCATCAGTACCGTCGTTGAGTAATGCGAGGATCCTGGCGTTGCTTTCGTCGCGCAGATCCTGCAATTTTTGTTTGATCTTGCGGTTCATTTTTTCTGGTCGTAAACACCGGATTCGCACGCCAGGACAAATTCTTCAGTCAGGCGCTTCATGACTTCCCATCGAGCGCGGATCTTGGCCCCTTCATCTTTGGAGATGGAGAGGTCGGATTCTGCCTTGCTGATCTCGTCGATGACCGCAGCGAAATCACGGAGGATTTCCGCAACCTGCTTTATGATCGGTTCCTGCCCGGCTCGAATCGCTGGATTTTTGACCAGGATGCAGCCGAATTCCTCGGCCATGTATTCCAGCAGCGTTAGTTTTCCGGTCTGGCTTTCGACCGCTTCCATGAAAGACATGACTCGGTCAAGAAAATTCGGTGTTTTGCCTTTGGGCTGATATGGAAGTTCTCCGGCAACTTGATTGTTCAGACTGCCGATTGCCATTTGCATTGCGTTAGCAACTGCCGGGCGGTGACATCCTTTCAGTGCATTCTTTACAGCCTGTTGAGTTGTTTTCATTGAATGGTCTCCTGGGGGAATAGATATGGCTGGTTGTCGTTGGCCTTGGCAATTTTGCAGGAACGAAAGTGCGGCATGACCGGAATCAGTCTGCGCAGTCCGGTTTTTTCGCTGATCTCGCCGTAATTCGCTTCCTGAATGATGCGCCGGACGAAATCGATCTTGTCTTCGTCGGAACGTTGGGAAAGATAAAAGCCGTGTTGACGGATTGACGGCAACACTTCCGACGTGACCCATTTGCGGAATTTTTTCGCTTCCGGTTTCCGGGATTGGAAGATCAGATGATAAAGCCCGGATTCGTTGACAAACCACATGGATCGGCGTTGACCTGACCGGAATACTGTTCCGGTCAGCTTTTCGTCGTCATCAAGTGATTGGACTGCTTTTCTGGCATCAGTCAATCCCAGAATATCGCAGACGTCTTTGGCTGCAAAAAGTGCTTGATGAGTGTCGTCAAGTCGTGTTTGTAAATCCCGTCCGTCATAATTGAAGATCTTGTCAAGCATTTTCACTCCCCTCTTGATTCGAACATGATGATTTTTTAGTATTTATTTCATTAACTTGGTTCATTGCGCAATAATCTCCTTGTTTAAGTTGCCGGTTCTCCGGGTTGCGATCCCGGAGAATCGGCGTGGTACTGGGTGGTGCTGGTACTTGGGGATGATTCTAAGGTGAAGCTTTCAGCTTGTGTTTTTGTTGTCGTGCAGTCACTGTTAAGTCATATGAAAAAAATGACTAATTAACAACTTGACTTGGATGATATTTTACAATGTTCTTTATTTATGATAATTGATAGCTGTTGAGCCGGGGTTCGTTTCTGGATACGTGCAATAACTCTAAGCTTTTCTCGGTCAATCTTGTTTGACGGTAGTGTGCAATACTCTTCATTCTTAGACATATAAAAACTCCTTAAATGGGTGGTGTATTAAGACTATAATTAGTCTTATGACCAAATCAAGACCAGTTTTATAAAAAACTATAGAATTTTATAAAATTATGGGTGATTTTATGACTAAACATAGGGAAAGCTTATGCCGACGATAGCTCTAAAAATTATTTACGATGCCATAAAAATGGCAGTTGAGGAATGTGGCTCTGAAAGTGAATTGGCTAGACGTTGTAACCTTGAGCCCAAAGTTATTAACCGTTATATGAATAATAAGGTAAAACGAATTACTGAGGAAAAATGGTTAAAGCTTGAGCCTCATGTTAAGAGGTTTTTGCCTGCAAATTTGGATTGCGAGTGCATTGGCTTTGCTGTTAAACGTGAACCACAGCCTCAAATACTATCGTCTAAAATGATAAGCCGCGTTATGTTGGATGTCTTTGATCAACTTGACTCCGATGCACAGCATGAGATTATAAAGCAAGCGGAGCAGTATTTGACGAAGCAGCAGATTGACCGCAACGAAACATTGATGCAGGAAGAAGATGAGAAGTTGGTCGGTTTTGGTATTACTTGCCGTTACAATACTGAATATCGGTTTACAACGCAGGGGCTATGCTGGCTGTACAATGGGATTGAATATAATAAAAAGCATGGAGAACTCCTGACGGTGGCTTTGCTGAAAAAGCTGTTGCAGTCCGAGCCTCCGGTTAGTCACCGGCGAAAACTGTGTATTCGGGCGCTTGCGGTTGAGGTTGACCGCGACGAAATATATTATCAATATGCTTTCTATCTTAATGGTACGCCGCCCAAGCTTTATACGGCGGGATTTGATAAGACCTATCGTCTGACGGATCATTTCGAATTTTATCCGACACTTAAAGCTCCGTTCGGAGTTGACGATGAATCTTATGTGGAAGTTTTCTTTACGTCTGAAGAAATCGCTGAGTTAAAAGCCGGAAAAACTCTGAAAATTTAACCTTTTACGACTTTTTCATTATGAATAACAACATTGTTTCAAAAATACGTAATATACCTGTAGAAAATTTATCCCTGGAAGACAAACGGAATATTGGTTGCTTGGTAGCAATTTTTTCTTTTATCCCAGGTCTTGGACATGTTATTCAGCGCCGGTACATTGCTGGATTCTTGTGGTTTGTTGCAGTCTCAATTGGTTATTGTTTTGTAATTCCGGGCCTAGTTTTGCATTTTTTATGTTTAGGACACGCTATAGTTAAGTTCAAATTGACCAAAGAGGAAGAGCAAACATTGAGGACACATCGTCAAGCTCTCATTTTCCAACCCAAGCCCAAATCTGCAGCGAATCAGAAAAGACAAGATGAAATAATTGAACGAATAAAAGTGGCTGATGCCAACCGCGAAAAAATTGCATTAGAATATTATGAAAGACATAATATTGCCACTCGCAAAATCCCCAAAGGAATAGACGTTTTATGGCTCGAAAAACCTGTAATCATCAGTTTTAGATATACATCAATGGAAACTGAGGATAAATTGCGAACGATTGGAGCATATTTGATCTACTCCGATGGATATAATAAATTTATTCAAGGCTATTGCTTTTGGCGTAATGACGAACGGACGTTTAAGCTGGAACGAATTGATGGCCATATTCGTGATTTAAAAGACAATAAAACGTATTCTCCTGACTGGTGGGTCAGCCAAATGGTATGTTCAGCAACGGAGGATTGACAATGGCTTTGCGATTAATCGGCGAAATATGGCATGCGTACTATAGAAATGAACACGGCAAATTAGTGACGCGGTCGACCGGGAACACGGTCAAAACGGAAGCGGCAAAGATTGAACGCATTCTAATGCGTGAAACCAGAGTAAAACGGGCCAGAGTCCGCTTGGGGTTGGCACCAGCCTTGCTGGAATCAGATAAAAAGAACAGTCATAAGCATAGTCGGCGCTTAAAGCTGGCCGACGCACTGGAGGCAGCGGCAAAATACAAGCCGATCGGAGAAACCGCCATAAAGCACTGGCGGCGATTTGTTAAAAACATGCCCTATCGCTATATGGATGAAATCACGCCTCAGATTGCCTATAACTATCTGGACCAGCAATATGGCGGCGATGATCACGGAAAGACTTTTAATAACAACCGTTGCAGTCTAAATCGCATTTTTCAATTGCTACGCCTTGATTCAGGCATCGACAACTCACCGTTTGACAAAGTTCCCATGCGACAATTTTCGCCAATCGGATTTAGACCATTTTCAGAGCAAGAGTTCATACTAATCTTCAAATCATCAACATTGCTATGGAAAACAGCAGAATTGATTGCGTGGCATACCGGACTGCGCGAATGCGACTGTCACGCAATAGGCGAATCCAATATCAAGGATGGCGGGATTTCCTGGTTGCCAGGCAAAACCGCACGATTTAAACGCAAAGTATGGGTTCCTGTTAAAGATCAACTCCGGCGATGGCTGGATAAATTACCGCCATCGCTTGATGGCCGTTTCTGCGGTTTTGAGCCGGATTCAAGAGATAGTAATGAATTTGAAACCTATTTCACCAGACTGCTTGAACAACTCGGGATCAAAGACAACGAGGATGGACAGGTCGGGTTTCCCAGTATTAGAAAATCTTTCGTTACCAGGTTAGATGAAGCACATATTGCGCGGCACGCCATTCGCGGCATGGTCGGTCATGTCAGTGACGATCAAACTGACGATTATTCCTTTGACCGCCAATCAGCCAAGAAAATCCTGGAGCTGCCAGATCCGGAACTAGGCCTCTAAAAAGTATGTAAAAAAGTATGTAACAATGATTAATTGTGCTTGAAATGTGGGTTCGAATCCCACCTTCGGCACCATTTTTTTCTCCCCTCAAATCTACCCTCAAGAATGGTTCATTTTAGTGCCGAAGAACGGTCGTGTGTGACCTTTTTGTGACCTTTTTTCGGAGAATGTCCCAATGCCGGGAAAAAGCTATCTTTGCCGCCGGGGTCAATGGTATCATTTTCGTCTGCATGTACCGAAACACTTAATCGGACAATGGAACGATACCAGTCTTCGTGTTTCATTACAGACTCAGTCCTTGCAGACCGCCTTATATGTTGCTAAATTACTCTATCCATACGCCTGTAACCTAATCCGTCACGTCAAGGGGGTAAAAGTGGACCGCGCGTATATCATGGAGTTAATCAAAACCAGAATACAGGAAATTCTTGCTGTCCACGATGAAGGCGTGGTTGAAAACGCTCGTACTTCCCCGCGCAGCAATCCCGGCGAACTGCTGTGGACATACGACCAGACGATAACGCACTTGCAACAATGCCTCGCCGTCAACGATACCAAGACCCTTGCTACATATTTTGCTCCGCAGATGGAGATTGTCAGCGAAGATGAGAATGATGCTCCCCAAATCAAAGGCATTGACGTACCGCCGACCGACGATAATTATCTTTGGGCGATACGAACCTATGCAAAGGGCATGATAGAAGCCTTTAAAATCAGCAAACAGAGACTTCAGGGCAACTATGATAACGGCTATGATTCACCGATTCTGCCCCGCATGACGGAGGGCTTTAACGCTCAGGGTATGGCCGAGGCCGTAGTGCAGAAAATCTCAATCGACGATACAGTCGATTCCATGGTACAGCCGAAGACCGTCTTTAAAGAGGCCCACGCTGAAGCGTTTGTTCCCGGCATGAATATTGAAACCCTGAGAACGGTGATTGTCGAAATGGTAGCACCGTTACTGCCGCCCAAGCCTGAGCCTCTTCCCCCCGCGCCGCTGAAACCGCTTATCGACAAGCTTTGCGATGAACAGTTGAATGCTCATCGTTGGACCGAACACTATATTCAGGAAGCCCAAGCGTACCTTGGTGTAATGGTGGAGTATTTCGGACCGGATACCGATGTCAGAACGATTACTCGAGACCAGATGCTGGAACTTCGGGATAAAGTATTGAAATGCCTTCCCAAAAACCGCAATATACGGCCTGACCTGAAAAATTTGACGTTGAGACAACAACTTGAAGTCCCCGGCACGGAAAAAATCGGTATCGTTTTAGTCAATAAATATCTGGACCTATTCGGACGATTTTTCCGCTGGTGCCTGGATAACAAAACCATTACCGATGCCCCGTCACGCAATCTGATGCTCAAGAACCCGGAGGCCGCCCAAGACCAACGCAAGCCGTTTACGAAAGCCGAGCTTATCAAAATCATCACGCGCTTGAACCCGAACCGTTATCCCCCGGATACGTACTTTGGAACTCTTGAGCGTGAACGATTTTGGATTATTTTGCTGGCGATATTCCAAGGAATGCGGGAAAACGAGATTTGTCAGTTGTTCATAAAAGATATTGTCCAAGTTGACGGAGTCCCTTGTATCAATATCACCGCCGATAACACAACGGCTCAACGTACCAAGAATGCGCCGTCTCGTCGTGTAATTCCGATTCATCCGGCATTGTTGAAATTAGGTTTGCTGGAGTTTGCGAATCGAAATCGGTGTTTTTGTAATGAAGACCAACCGAGTGATAACCGCAATCAGCTATTCAGGACCATGGTTTATACCCCCAGACGTGGATATGTCAGAACGCTTCAGGTCTTCTTTTCCAAGTTCAAACGTGAACATATCACCGACGACCGGAAGAAAACGTTCCACAGCTTTCGTCATAATTTTGATACCGCCATGATGAATTTAGGAGTAACGCAGTTTATTGTCGAATGCCTTGACGGACACAAGCGTCAGGGAGAAACTGCCGGACGTTATGCCAAGCCGCAAGTAGGAGCCATGTTGAACGCCCTTTCTAAATTGGACCATGGGTTCAATATTTTTGAAATCTTGGGAGCCACTCCGCTTTCGGATGAGGAAATCAACCGGCAGAAAGAACAGTTGCCGGTCTTCGAAAACTAGCCCTTCTAAAACTGAACCTTTTTCAGGCCCCGTCAGGGTAAATCTGCCGGGGTATTTTTTTGCCTTTCTTTCTGCTCAAAACAGAGATTTTCATTATTTTTTGCCATAATTCTCAGAATTTTACCCCGGTCTTGGGATACTATATTTCAACACCTTAATTTTGGAGGTTGAAGAAATGTCACAAGAGATGATGACGTTGAAAGAAGTTGCGGTGATGTTGAGAGTGAAACCCACGACCGTCAAGAACTGGATTAACTCCGGCATTATCCGCTGTCCGTATTACCGCGTCAACGACGGTAACAACTATCGTTTTAAAAGAGAGGATGTTGAGAAACTTCTCGTAAAAGCAGGAGGTGTCGAGACAATCTGTAAATAGCCCCCCCAAAAAAATGACCACAGTAATAACACTGATGGAGAAACGTATGAAAAAGGTAACGAGATTGAAAAACAAACCCTGTAAAAAAAGGCCCGAGCGTGTTAAGCCATCCGATCAACTTACGTTGCTCGGATGTCCGCTCGGGAAAGGTGAACAAAATGAACGAAGCCCAGAAAATCATCAAGCCGTATTACGACCTTAGCATCACCACTAACGACATCCGATTTCAGAAGATTTGTGATTCTTTGAACTCTGAGTTGTCAGAGGAAAAACTCACCCGCCTGATTCAATATCTTCAGTCTGATAAAATAGACCCCAAGGCTGACGAATTGCGGACAAAGTTGGAGGCCTTACGAGAAGAAATCGAAAAGTGTCATCCGGTGGAAGTGACGCAAGTAGAAGCGGTGCCGGTCCCGGCTATCCCCGCGAAAAAAATCGAACCGTCCAATGTATCAAGCGAAAGCGGCAAGCTGATTACTTACCACGCCGGAACCCCGTTGGAAATTCATCCCGCCGCCGATTTATTTCCGATGCAAACCGCAACCGGGTTCGAATCCCTTTGTGAGAATATCAAAACCCAAGGACAGCGCGACCCAATAATAATTTGTCGGGGGAAAATCATTGATGGGCGAAATCGTTATAAGGCTTGTTTGGCTCTGAACATCGAAATAAAGGCGGTGGAAGAGGATATACCGGATGAGCAGATTATGGGCCGAGTTTATGCCTTGAACATTTTACGCAAACAACTAAGCTCCGGGCAGAGAGCCGTTATCGCTTTGTCGGAACGGGAGCAACTGCAAGCGGAAGCAAGTGAAAGAATGCTCTCCGGCAAACCCTGTGGAAAAAATTCTACAGGGTCTAAGACTGATGAAATTCTGGCCCGGAAATATATGACGAATGCCAAATATATTGCCATGGCCGCAGAGATTGCGAGTAATCCTGAACTATTAAAAAAAGTCTTTGACGGTGATATGGATATTCGGGCTGCCTATCACAAGTTAAAACCCAGACCGAAGAAAAAAGAGATTCCTCAATCCACTCTGCCGCGTTATGTTCTGGAAAAGCTGGTTGAATTTTTTTCCCCGGCGAAAAATTCCGAATTGCAGGAGTTGATTGCTCATACCTCCGGCGAACTCAAGAAGATGCTGAGCAAAAAGCTTGCGGAACTGGAGTCTCGATAATGATAACGATATTTCACCCCGACCAGTATGCCTATAGGCTGGAAGATTCCTTGCGTTTCGACAAGTTGCTGCCAACTCACTATCACGACATCGAAGCCATCTGCGATGAGCTGTGGCCTTCTTTTACGGATATCAGGAAAGACCGGGCTAAGAAGAAAGAAGTTTTGGGCTATTTTCTGGCAAATTTGAAAGAGGGTCTGTTGCAGTTGAAGACCGTTGCTATTTCCCGCAATAAAAACGATTACGGAAAAGGCACCAGATATGCCCGACTTCATCTTTCCTACGCCAATGTCATCGGGATGTTGGACAGGATGATTGCCAAGGGGTTGGTTCATCAAGCAATCGGGTATTTTGACCGCAAGACGGGGAAAGCAAAATATTCCCGAATTTGGGCTTCAAAAGAGCTTCAGAACATTTTGCTCAAAGATATCCGGGGGAGGCACACTTTGTCCCGGCGCAAGATTAAGTCTCTTGTGGTATTGCGCAATCGAAAGAAGCAAACGCTGCTCTACCCCTCGACGGAATTCACTGCTGCTCTTTCCCAGAAACTGGCACAGTACAATCAGTTCATGGAGAAGTTCAAAATCTCTTACGCTATTTCTTACCTACATCCAACGATTCAAAAGACCATTAGTCTTGTACGTCCTTATTTACCGGAAGAACTATCTCGTATACCACGTAATGAAGAAGATTATGAAAGGTATGTGTATGAAGTAAGAGACTATCTTACTAAAGATAAAGATAAAAACGTAATACCATTAACAGTAACCAATACCAGTCAACAATATGACACCACCATATGTACACTAGCGGGGCACTTACTAAGGCGCATAGGATTATATGAACCAATATCGCCGGTAATGAAGGCCGTGTTTAATAGAGGCAGTTTCTTGCGGGGCGGTCGTCTTTACTCCGGCAGAAACGGGTGGCAACACTTAAATTCCCTTGACCGCATGAGCATTACTTTTGACGGGCAACCCACGGTGGAAGGAGATTTCAGTGCCTATCATATTACTATGCTGTATGGGATGGAAGGATTGGAATTACCGTTTAAGCCCTATGATGCGGTTGCCTTGGACTTTGGTAATATCACGCTGAAACCGCTGGTAAAGAAAATGATGCTTGCCGCCATCAATACCCGGAGCGATGTACAGACTGTTGAGGTCATGAAAAAAGGACGGGCTAAACTGAAAAAGAAAAAAGAGATTAATGGTTGGCGTGATAAGTCGGACGACGACCTTTATGAACAATTAAACCAATCAGAAGAATTCTGGTGGGACATGCTTTACCGGATAAAAACGATTCACGCTCCCATCAGCAAATATCTTTGCTCCGATAAGGGTGGCTCTTTGATGAATCTGGACTCGAAAATTATGATGGATATATTGCTTCAGCACATTGATGCCGGGATTCCATGCCTTCCGGTTCATGACAGCCTTATTTTTCCAGCACAGACAAAAGACTGGTCCCAGTCCGTAATGGAAGCTACTTATACCAAGCGAATGGGCAACAAATGCCAAATTTCATATGATTGAACCAAAGTGTGTGACTGGACCCGGTTTATCCGGTTTGCTCTCCGCTCAACTTCACAGACTTATTTTTAAAACAATCGTTCAGTTGTGAATAATGATTCAGGAATCATTCCTAAAAATTGCCATATATGAACAGCTGCGTTGATAAACGTTGACGACGACGATAGAGCCATGACCGTCATGAGCAATAACGATAATCCTCATGTTCCCTTTGCCCGGAGAAGGCAAAAGAAAAAAGGTTATCTCAAAATTTCTACGATACCCCGGCAATAAAGGTGATTACGTTCTTCTTCCCCCGGCCAAATACCGTGAATATCGCAGATATAAGTTTTTAAAGTTTTGAGCGGGGCAGTAAATGAGGAGAGACCAGTCTTGAGCGGGGAGAGTATCGCAGGAGAGACCAAACTTTCTTCCGACCGGGATTTGCTTTTATCGCGAAAATGTTTTATACTTTAGAAGCGAACAAATAAAGGGTTCATATATCGAATAAACCGACATTACAATCGTAAGTCATTTTTATAGTGGCTTTCTGCATTACCGTTTCTAGTCTAAAATCGCCAAATTTTCAGTCAGAAGAAACAGGGTGCCGAAAGTTACGTTCGTCTATGGGGGCTGTTGCTGTGGACGGGCGTATTTCTTTTGGGCGCATTCTTCATATCTTCTGACGGGCGTTTGGCGATGCCCAGACTAGGTGTGATTGAGTGCGCCCTCTTTTTTTCGGCCTTCAATCCCGGTTTTGCTTTCAGCATAAATCAACCAAACAAAACGGGGAAGAAGAAGGATGAAAAGGAAACGGAATTTTACGCTCATCGAGCTCCTGGTCGTGATAGCTATCATTGCGATTTTGGCAGGGATGCTGTTACCGGCGCTCAACAAAGCCCGAGCACAGGCTTACAAGATTTCCTGCCTGAGCAACATGAAACAAATCGGCTCGGGATTCGCGCAATATGTTGACGCGCACAACGAATACTTTCCGGCGAAGAATACCACCGACGAAGACCCGAGCAACTGGCCTTACAAAATCGAGATGTCCGGGAACATTCTGCTGTGCGAAGCGAACAAACCCTATCTGAAAAAACTGTTCGGCGTGGAATACATCTCGGCTACTACCGATTTAAAGACCCGCTATAATCTTACCACGGCGCAAGCGGTTAAATATGGCACCGCCTATGCCGTCAACTTCTGGCTGGTGGAACATCCCAAGTACAATACTTTAAACGTCTTCTCCAGACTTCCATCGGTTAAAAAGATTCATTCACAAGTACCGGTAATGGTCGATGGGTTAGACACCTGGACGGGGACGGACGGAGTTGGTTTGCCTCTGCCGGGCCACATTTCGGACTGCCATCCGAATAAGCGTAACAACGTACTTTACTTGGACAGTCACGCTGACGATATGGATAAACGTCAAGCCGAGCAACTGGCGCTTTTCGGCAATCCGTTCATAAAGAGCTAATCATAAAAAAGGAGTTTATAAAATGCGATTGATTCAATTGATGACGGTAGTTTTTCTGGCGATGCTTCTCAGCGGTTGTGGTGGTCCGAGCAACAGTCAGATTAAAGAAGCCGTTGCCGACTATACCGTTTTTTCCGGGGAATTCGTACACTATATCAAAACTCTCGAAGACAATTACCGAAATGTGAAAGTAGACCACTACAATGTCGAGGATAAAATAACTGACGGGAAATATGTATTCATCAAATGCAAAATCGTTTGCAAGGTTATTTGTTCCGACGGAAGAGTTGACTATACCTATTGGCCCAAAACCTTCAGGTTTTTCAGGAGTGACGAGGGGAAGTGGTATTTGCAGGAAAGAGAGCTGCAAGGTCTATCTTCCCAGAGTATGTAAACAATGACATAAAATAATGTCCGACTAACTTACGAAAGGACTGTTCCCCCCGGCTGTCGGAGTCTACCTTCCCCCGGACTCCGGCAGCCACTTTTTTTGCCCTCATGCGTAAATTTGAATAAGGGTTCAACTTTTTCTCCGATAGGTCCCCCATATTTTTTATCCTGCCTCTTCCGGTGAAAAGGGTTCAACTTTTTTCAAAGTCGGCCTCAATATAGCGCCGACCACCTACCACCCTTTTATTTTGAGCGTGATGCGCCAAGGATAGAAGCCGCCCCCCTCATTTCACTTTGCTCCTTTTTGCATGGTAACCAACAATTTAAGGAGCTTACCATGAATCAGACAGAGCAGATTTTAATCGGAATGTTACAGGAAAACACGGGTACGCATATGTTGGACAGCGGCGGGGATTTGAATCGGCACTGGCAACGCAATCAAGTTCGAACTTTCATCAACGAACCGGCTTCACTTCTCAAGTTTTCATTACGTCGTAACGGACCGGAAATTGAGTATACGCGGAATGTGTTTCACTACTTGCGGGACCGGCTGGAATTCAACCCGGAACTCGATAAAGAATTCCAGCAGTTTTATAAAGACAACGATTATTATCCGCTTGAAGCGATGGAAGAATTTTGCGGTCAAAACGAATACGACCATCAGACCGTTAACACTTATAACGGGGAATGCAACTTAAGCCAGACTTTGCAGTTTACGACCTTCGGTCATGGGTCCGATTTGTATGAACATGATTATGTCTTGCTTCAGATTCACAACGGTTGCGACGTTCGGGGCGGTTATACCATGCCTAAAGTCTTCACACGTAAAACCGAATGCGCTTTATATGACGTTGCCGACGGGGAAATATCATGCCCCCATTGCCGGACCTATTGGAGTACCGACGATAGCTATCATTGGTATAGGGAAGGCTCTTGCGGTTGCGGGGCCGGTACTCAATTGGAAAACTATGACGCAATCGAAGGTGAAGCCGGGGTAATCGGCCAGCTCGTGATTAACGATAAAAATCAAGCCTTCTGCCCGGTCTGCGGTCAGGGCATATTGGGGGAATAAAATGATATATCAAGGGAAACGCCTTAAGGGGATAAGACTTTTCAAAGAAAAAGAATGCGGGGATTATCTGTTAATCCTCAATCATACCGATTGCATCGGGACGGCCATTGCCGGGAATATCTCAAGTCTTTGTTTATCAACTTATCAGCATGGCTATTTAAACGGCAGTTGTTACCCGGTCACGTGGAAAAAACTGCCCTCAAACTGGCAAAATGCTTTTCGTAAATATCTTGCTTAAACCATTGCCCCCTGCGGGGGGCTTTACTTCCGAGGTGAAACTATGACTATCCGCATGAACGATAACGAGCGCAAACTATGGGTTATGAACGACGAGGGGCTTTATCACTGGTGGAGAAGTTCCCATAAGAGCATAACCGCTTTTGTCCGGGAAAACCGCGAAGAATTGGACCGCATCATTTTAGCAAAACTGAACTAACGAGGCCTATCATGCGTATCAAGAACATTCGTGTCTATAATTTTGAAGAACTCAATCCCGAAGCCCGGAGCCGGGTTTTAAAGGACTATGCCGATATCAATACCGACTTCAATTGGTATGAGGCCGAACTCGAATACTGGAAAGAAAAATTATCCGAGTACGGTTTTCGTTACCCCGAGATTTATTTTTCCGGCTTCTGGTCCCAGGGGGACGGGGCATGTTTTGAATTCTCGGGGCTGGATATCGATAAAATCTGGCCCCATTATGTCCAGTCCGGCCAGATAAAACACGAGGAGTCTGTAAAAACCTATTTGCGGGAATATCACCACTTCAAAACCCGGACTTTAAATTCCCGTTACAGTCACGAGCGAACCCGTGAACTCGATTACGAATCCTATACCCGCCATGATTACCCGCATTTAAATCGGGAATTCAAACGCTTTGAAGACTGGCTGGAAGGTTTTCGGATTGACCTTTGCCATGAAATTTACCGAAGTCTTGAGTCTGAATATGAAGCATTGACGGAAGACGAAGCCATTATCGAGACAATCAAAGCCAACGAATACGAATTCACCGAAGACGGTTTAATCGCATGAAGCAGTTTGCATCGTGCCCCCGGCACGATCAAACTGCGTTTGATTCGTGTCCGGGCCAGCCGTTCAGAAAAACGACCGTAAAACTGAACGGGTAAAAAACGGCTTTTTCACGCTCACGAAAAATCACCCCTTTTTCTAAACGGAGATTCCTATGCGTTGTCTTATCTATTCCCGCGTTTCGACGGCGGACCAGCATTTTGAAAATCAGGTCTGCCAATTAAAGGAGTATGCCGAAAAACAGGGCTGGAAACTTGTCGGGGTCAAAACCGATATTTCTTCCGGGTCTAAATCTGCCGACGAACGAACCGGCTTGAAAGAAGTCTTCACCATGGCCCATAAGAAGCAGTTCGACGTTTTGCTCTTCTGGTCCTTGGACCGTTTTTCCCGCGAAGGGTCCCGAAAAACGTTGGAGTATCTGACCAAGTTGGATTCATACGCTATCAGGTGGCATTCATATACCGAAGAGTATATTTCCAGCCTCGGAATTTTTGCCGACGCCATTATCTCTTTATTATCGTGTCTCGCCAAACAGGAAAGAATCCGAATCTCCGAACGAACGAAAGCGGGGCTGACCAGAGTCAAAGCGAACGGCATAAAGTTAGGCCGTCCCAAGGTCGATATCGCAGTTATTACCCAAGCCCGAGAACTTCACACAAAGGGTCTGTCTTACGCTCAAATCGGGCAGACCATGAATCTGTCCAAGGCCAGAGCCTATCAACTTTGCAACCAACCTGAATAAAGGATGAACACGCTATGAATGCAAAACTTGTTTTCGGCTTCGATTTTTTAACGTTTGACCAACGTCTTCATCTTGCCGTATCCGCGTCATGGGCCTAAAAAAATACACTATTTCGAATTCAAAATTATCACTTGGAAACCCCAGTTGGGCTTGATATTTCTCTGCCTGTTTTGGCTCCGTATTTTTTTAGTAAATCTTTTATTTGATTTGATTTTGCAACGTCAAGGGCAGCACGTTTACCATTGTCCAAAATATTAGGATTGGCTCCATTCTCTAGTAATAGCGTAATTACATCTACCTCCGGCTTGTCTTCAACTGCGGAAAATAAAGCTGTTCGTTGCCATAAGTTAACTGCGTTGATATCAACACCCTTGTTGATTAGGTACTTTACAATCGCCGATTTGTTCCGGGGGGCATAAAGAACCAGATGCAACACAGACTCTCTATCACTCGCTGTTTTTTTATTTATATCAGCGCCATTATCAAGAAAGAACCTCACTAAATCTATATTACCTTTCAGTGCAGCCAATAGAAGGGGCGGCGGGTAACGTACACCCATAGGTTCTTCATTGACAATCAGAGAACAATTAATGTTATTTCCCGAGACATATTTCTTTACCTTATCGAGGTCGTTATTAATAATAGCCAAACATAGTTTTTCATCAACAATTTGTTGATGCCAGTTTATTACAACAGGCAACCATATACATACAGCAATCCCTATAACCATGATAGAACCCAACAATATGAAGTCCAAATTTCTTCGGGCCCAACCGCGATATCTCTTTACTATAGTTGACGTTTGACTGCGTTTCCTCCTACGCCTGTACAGAGCAACTCCAATTATGGTCCCAATAATAACAATCGGAATTATTTCGAAGTATATGAGCCTGGTAGTTTCAAATCCATAATTAGTGGTGAATTTGAATGGACCAAGAAAAACCCAAGACCATTCTGTATGGATAGATACGACTCCATACAATCCGCCTGGTCCCTTAATACACCATTCGTCAGGGGGACCATAAAGCATTCCCATAGTGGCAGACATAAAGGAGAAAAATAAAAACATCGTAATGACTTTTTTCAAGATAGCCTTCATATGCTCCTCCGTAAAAAACAATATCGCTACAACAGTCCATAATCAACCCCATGAATAAAGGATGAACACGCTATGAATACCAATCTCGCCTATAACTTCCCGCTTGAATCCGAACTGACTGAGCAGGAACGAATCGAAGCAGAATCCTTCGGCAGGAGTGAAAACCTTTTCGACCGGATACGCGACGATTATACGAAACTCGGTCTGGTGGGGGAATCCCATAATAAGATTCTCGCTTATCTGGCCTCGGTCTCACGAAAAATGAACGACCCGTTAAATCTGTTAATCTTGAGTTCGTCGGGGGCGGGCAAATCCACGTTGCAAGATAAAACTTTGCTATTAACACCCGAGGAGGACGTGGTAAGAGTCTCCACGCTGTCCGATAAGGCTCTGTTCTATATGGACCGTTATGCCCTTAAAAACAGGGTTTTAGCCATAGAAGAAGCGGCGGGAATAAAAGATATGTACTCCATACGGACTTTAATAACCGAAGGCCATTTGACTATCGAAACCGTCGCCGGGGGCAAGCTCAGAAAAAACACGGTCGAAGGCAAGGCGGCAGTCTTTCAGACGACCACGAACCCGGATATTAACCCGGAAACGAAATCTCGCTTTTTCGTTATCGGGGTCGATGAATCCCGAGAACAAACCCGGTCGATTTTAGAGTTGCAGCGCCGTGCTCAAACTTTGGAGGGTATCATTGAGCGCAATCAGCGGGAAAATATCATCCGCAAACATCACAATTTCCAACGTCTGTTGAAGAATTATGCTGTGGTCAACCCCTATGCCGAATCGCTCTTTTACGGGGACGACCGGCTTCAAGCCAGACGTGACCAACCCAAGTTTTTAACCCTGTGTACTGCTATCGCTTTTCTGCGGCAAATGACCAAGGAAGTGAAATTCTATAAAGGCGAGATTGAGCTGGAATACATCGAAGTTGACCCGTTCGACATCAAGCTGGCAACCGAACTGGCCAGCGAAGTCATGGGCACCTCGTTGGACGATATTTCCATTCCCGCCCGAGAGCTCTTATTGGAACTCGATAGAATGCTTCCCCGTGGCCGGGAACGTTATCAGCGAACCTTCACCCGGCAAGACATTATCTCGTTTACTGGCTGGACTCGGACCCGACTTCACATCCACCTGCAAGAACTCATCGAGATGGAACTGGTCCTGAAAGTTTCCGGCGGGACCAATTCTTTGCAGAATTACCAGCTCCTCTTCCAAGGCGAAACCGAGCGTAAGTTTCTGCTCGGCCTGACCACTCCGGCCAGTACCGAATCACCAGTCCAAGAAAAACCTAAAATTTAGGTTTCTATCACCCCGTATTCATGGTCTGGACACCCCGTGTTCATGGGGTGCCAATGCAGGATAACTTCTGCCCATAATTATGTCTCACTCTGAATTGCTATCACTTGTATTGAGCTTAATCTGGCAATAACGCATGCTTGAAGTATTTGCATCAGCGCATCAAAATAATTTTTTCATTGCATCGCTGGCGTTATTTTTATTGCTTCTATGGTCAGACGGTGTTCTTGCTAAAACAATAGGATATCTTTCGTCTCCTGCCAATAGAACTTTAATGTGTTTTCCTGAATCAGAAATATTGAACCCCAGTTTTTTTAATGCGGCAATATTGCTTGCATTACCCTCCCATCGTTCCAATATTTCTTTTAGTTCTAACTTTAATTTTTCTCGATTCCCAATAATAACGTTAGCGTTTGAAAGGGATTTACAAATATCATTTCGTCTAGTCCCTATTTGTGCACTCTGCAATTCATTATTAATCAGTTCAAGAATGAAATCCTGAATTTCACCTTTAAACAGGTCACAGTCATTTCCGATTTTTAACAGACTTCCATTTTCAGCAATTGCCTGCTTCAACCGGCCAACTTCGCTTTGTAAATAAAAATTTTCTTTATTTATATCGCTTAATTGACTTTTTAAGTTCGTATTTTCCAAATCAAACGCCTCAACATATTGAGATATAGTCGCTTCTTTATCTTTCTTTAAGTCATCAATTCTTCTTTCCGAAATACGTTGCTCTAAATATCCCCAACTGTATTTATCAATCAATCTTGTGAAACTTAAAACTCTAATTATTTTATAAACAATTTCATTAATAAATTCATCATGGTCGCCATTACGATTCATAAAATCGGGGCCTGCACTTGATGGCCAATATATTCCGATAGTCCCACATATAGGGTTAATATTTTTGACATTCAATCCTAAACGACATGCAAATTGGTAATTAGGCTCAACAACGACATGAGCAATTCCAAACAATTTTTTTGCAATTATACTGGGGTTTATAACATAATTATTTCTTATGGTACTGGAAACATAAACAATAGGAATCTTATTGGATGTATTTCCTCTAATTAACTTTGTTGCCAAATCAATTTCGCAGTTATCTAAATTGTATGGAACATTGGAAACCGTTAACGGTCCATCAGAATCTCCTAACGACGCACACATACGCATAAAATATGGAATATGAACTTGGGGAATGCGTTTTTCAATAGCATCGTTTTCGCAGTTGATTTCAACGGAGATACAAGTATCTTCTGGAATATTGTAATATACTATTCTAGTTGTCCATTCTTGGGACTTATCACGCACAAGGTATTTCACTCCAATTATTTTCTCCGCACTGACATGTGTTTTTATCTCTAAAGATTCAAACTTATTATCCGATGTAATAAACAAATTTTGAACTGGTATTTTTATTTCTGCAAGTCTTGATTGCAAAGTAGTATGAGGGCTTTTTTTTATCCACTCAAACACAATATGGAAAAAAACTTCAATGGTCAAGTTATTTTTAACTGGAAATGCAGTTCTAAATACAATCATTTTTATGGTGCTCCTCACGTAATTAGACATTGGCTTAACGTTTAATACATATTGCAACACAACTTTAGATTATGAAATTCAACTCTATAATCTGGCTTATAAACAACTTCTGAATTCATTTCATAGTATGCTTGTACTAACCATCCTTGCTACAATTCCGATATTCACCCATGAACGGTTTGACTATTGGCTCTTGCCATTTCCTGAAACTGGCTTTGAATCCGCTCAAAGATACGCTTCACCCAACTGTCCGAATGAAAGACCCGATGTTTGCCCATGACCGCCCCGAGCTTGATTTTAATTCTTCACGAAGTCATTCTGCACTGACGCTGGTTCCGTCTTCGGTCTTTCATGTTAATATTGCATCAATGTTTAACTGGATAAAGCAGTTTTTCCTCATCTGTAAGATGACGAAATATATATTCATTCCAGTGCTCAGGGAGTGAATCTTCCCCAGCCGTCAAAATTACTTGATAGTCGCTATAACCTTTTGTTATTTTATCAAATTGAGTTAAACATTTTATAAGATAATCTTTATCAATTCCAGAGGTTTGTGGTGTATCAATTAATAAAAACTTGGGAAATTTAACGTCTTTTTCTTTTAATGACATTTCGAATAACGTGAAATAATACATGAGCCGCTGTGGTACACCCGCGCTATGCTGAATATACTCGCCATTATTTATGACAGGCATATAGGTCTCATCATCGATTTTTGCATCTCTACAATTCGGCGATGTGTTTATCATTAGCTTGTTGTAGATGACATTGAAATCATCTATTTTCTTTTTAATGTCTTGCTCTGCTTGCGCGCGTAATTGTCCATCCAAGATTTCATAGTCTTTGTAGGTCTTTGCCTTAGTGTTAAAATCTCGCTGCAATGCATCTAATTCTTCTTCAATAATTATTTTCTTCTTCAATAAATCCAGAGCTTGTTTTGTCGCTAAAATCTTATTTTCAATCTCATTGAATCTATCGACGTCAACTCTTTTATCCGACTGCTTAATTATTTGTAATAGTCTATCTTTTTTGATTTTAGTCACAGGACGAATTTTTTCTATTGCACTATTAATAACTTTAATCTCGTCATCACATGACGCTATTGCATCGTCAATCGTCTGCACCGATTTTTGCTTTTCTTTAATAATGCTATCATAGTCACCGGTACTATAGAAAAAACGTTCATAATTATTTTCATCTACTTCTGAACCACAAACACAATGCCCTTCTTGTCGTTTTACCTTATTTAAGCAGTATGGACACGTATCGGGAGCAAATAATTGAAGTTTCTCATGTGTAAATACTATTTTCTTTATTTTAATTGCTTCTCCAACTACTCGTTGTTTTAATATCTGGAATTTAATCAGATTATTCTGTATATTTTTTAGTTTTAATTCGTACTCAGTGATAATTGTTTCATTCTTTATAATCTCCTGTTTTATGCCCTCTAGCTCTGATAATGATTCAAACCCCTGCGGCGGATTTCGTTGGAGTTCCTCTCGAGCTGCATTTAATCGGTTTAACTGTTCTATAGTTTCCTTTTCTTTTTCTTTTAAATAGGTAATGTTCAGAGCTTCTTCTTGGGCATTTAAGCTATCAGCAATTACAGTTTGCTTATCAAGAACAGCCTTGGCTAAGTTTTTCTCGACTTCCGCTTTTTTTAGTTTTGCATAATTTTCGTAATATTGACTGAATGCTTCACCTATGATAAGTTGGAATATCATGTTTCTCAGAAATATGGAATCAGAAACATATCCGTCGTTATCAGGCTCTTTAAAAATATGTTTAGGGTCTTGCTGATTATAATAAATTACCCTAGCAGCCTGTCGGGCTTTGTCGGAAGCAGCGGCGGCATAAATTTCGAGACGTGATAT